GTCCATCATCGGGGCTACCGAAAACCGCCATGCCCTATAACTAGCTGCTTTCGTTGATTTTTCTAACATAAACCGTTGCGACCGTTGCTCAATGCGTTGCGAATTGTTGTGAATTTGCCCACATCCTTGGGCATTCTCTATCTGCTAGTATCACAATGTAATTCCGCCTGGAGCCTTGTGATACTGACATGGGAACCATCGTCGAACGCCCGCGAAAGAGCGGCGGCAAAGCCTATATGGCAAAAATCATCCTCAAACGCGAGGGCAAGGTAATCCACCGCGAGACCCAGACGTTCGATCGCCGGCCGGCCGCCGCCGCCTGGATCGCGCGGCGCGAGGACGAGCTTGCCAAGCCCGGCGCGCTCGATCGCGCCAAGGTCGCGGCGAACGACCCCCCGCTGCATGTCGCGATCGACCGATACATTGACGAATCCGAGAAGGAGATCGGCAAGACCAAGGCCCAGGTGCTCCGCACGATCAAGACCTACGACATCGCCAACAAGCGGTGTTCGCAGATCGACAGCGAGGCCATCGCCGATTTTGCGAAGTCTCTCCCCAGCGCTCCGCAGACCCGCGGCAACTACCTCTCTCATCTCGCGGCCGTGTTCGCCGTCGCCCAGCCGATGTGGAAATACCCGCTCGATCGCGGCGCGATGAAAGACGCCCATACCGTACTCCGCAAAATGGGGATCACCTCAAAGAGCAAGGAGCGCGACAGGAGGCCCACGCTGGACGAGTTGGACAAGCTGATGACACACTTTCAGGAGCGTCAGAAACGCCGTCCAAAGTCCGCGCCGATGTGCCGTTTAATCGCCTTCGCGATTTTCTCGACGCGACGGCAGGAGGAGATCACCCTACTAGCACGCAAAGACCTGGAGGAGGAGCATAGCCGCATCCTGGTCCGCGACATGAAGCACCCAGGCCAAAAGGATGGCAACGATACATGGTGCGATCTCCCCGAGCCGGCCATGCGGATCATCAAGTCCATGCCGCGCGAGGGCAAGCTGATATTCCCCTACTCTGCCGGTGGCATCAGCGCGGCGTTCACGCGGGCTTGTCAGTTTCTAGGGATCAACACCGAGGACATGCCCGACGCCGAGCGCCTGCACTTCCATGACCTGAGACACGAAGGCATATCGTGGCTGTTTGAGACCGGATACAACATTCCCCACGCCGCCGCAGTCTCCGGGCACCGCTCCTGGACGAGCCTCAAGCGGTACACTCAACTGCGACAGCGCGGGGACAAGTACGCCGGCTGGAAATGGCTCGACGTCGTTACGACTTCTTGAGCCAGCCTTTCCGATACGCGACCACGCCAAAGGCGACAGCCGCGACGATGAGGCCGGCGATCACCCATTGCGTCGCGCTCCAGCCCTGCTGCAAGCCGACGCCAACCGTGCCTCCGACAGCGCCGCCAGCAACAGTCCTGCTCACGGTTGCCTTGTCCGCGCCCGCGAACACTCGGCGCTGCGCCTCGATCCAATCCGCATCGGGGGCGGGGTACTGCTTCCCGGCCTCGTGCCACGCCTGCGCCTTTAGGAAGGCGATGCCCATCGGCCCCCTCCAGAACGCATCGTTCATGATGGTGTTTTCGGTCAAGCCCGGAACGCGCGCCTTGCAGAAAGCGATGTAGGACGGGACATTGTTATGGCCTGACCAGATCGCAATCGCATCAGCGAAGCGCTTGTTGCGGTAGTTCTTCGACGTGCGCCACAGATCCAGTTGCGCGCAAATGCCCTGCACGAAGGTCGGGAACACGGCGATATTATTGCCCTGCCCCTTACCATCGTGGAGCACGACGGGATTTTTCTGAGCCCCCCATTTGATTGCGAGGGCGCTGCCCCACATAGCGCCGGGGTTCTTGTAGCGGATAGATGCTGGTTCGGTAGCCATGAGAATTCTCGCTGTTGTGTAAAGCACAACAACCATTGCGCGGCGATAGTTGTCCGGAACGAACCGGCAAGAGGACATCGCCATGACCGACCACAAAGGACTGCCCGTCGCGGGCTATCAGCCGCAGAGCAACGACAAGGTTGCCGCCGTCAACATCAACAAGCAGATCGAGGAAACGGTGTTGCGCCGCCTGGACGAGCTCAAAGACATGCCCGGCATTGATGGCCGCTGGCTCTCGATCGGCCGCACGCACATTGAGGAAGCGTTCATGGCGATCAACCGCGCCATCTTCCAGCCCCAGCGCATCGCGCTCCCCACCGACAACAATTGACGAACACCCCTCGCGGTACTCCTGCCATCCGCACTCGGAAGGATGGTGATACATGGCCTCGATCGTCCGTGGAGAACGGCGCTGGTCCGCGAAGGGGTTGGACATTATGCCCAGCGTAATCGAGGCAACCCGTGGGATAAGGGCCGCAGGATCGGAATGAGCCGATAAGCGGCCCTTTACCATTCACCAGTTGCCGAGCGTGCCCGGATCGTTCTGAGCTTCGCCGTTCCGCTCAGGCGCGAAGAACATCACGCGATCCTCGTTGTTGCGCCGATCGCGGCCGACCGTCCACCCGAGTTTTTTCATGATCCGCCCGACGCGGCCGGCGTGCCGCCAGTCCGCATCCTTCTTGGGGATGCCGAGGCTTGTGAAGATATCGATTTGCAGGATCGTCGATTGTCCCTTGAGCATCGGCGCAATGAGATCGGTCCACACATCGACGTCGGTTCGCTTCGATTGCTCGAACTCGACCGCCGCCTGTTCTTCCTCCTGCACCCACCAAGGCGTGTTGGCCCGATACAGCGTGACAGCCTCAGCCCACAACTGATCGCGATCGAGCGCGATCGCGTCCGTGTCGAGACTGCCGACGGTGAGCGGCCAGAACCGGCGCGCGCCCGTGGGATCACGAAGGTAGGCGTTGCCCTCCGGGTTGATCGTTCCGTTCAGCACCACGCGCCGCGGGGCCTCGATCACAGTCCGGCCATATGGCGGACGATAGCGATCGGTTTGTTGCGTCAGGAACTTCTTGACCTCGTTGACTTCGGCCGCGTTGAACTTGTGCATCTCCGCGACCTCAAGGCCCCACACGCCCTGCATTTCCATCTTGGCATCTTTCGAACCGATGTCCGACAGGCCGTCCGTAAAGAAGCTGTCGCCGTAGAGAAAGCGCAGCGCCGTCGATTTGCGCGCGCCCTGCGGTCCCTCCAGGATCGGCATGGTATCGACCTTGCATCCCGGCTGGAGGCCGCGCGCCACGGCAGAGATCAGCCAGCGCGTGCCGACCGTCCGCGCATACGGCGTATCTTCAACGCCCATGTAGTACGTCAGCCACTTCTCGACGCGAGGCTTGCGGTCCCACTTGAGCCCTTCCAGATATTCGGTAAGCCGATCGAAGCTGGAGCGCTCCGCAACAGTCTGGATCACGGCCGCAATGTTCGAGGCTTTCGGCGTCATCTGCCGCGCCTCCAGCCACATGACCGCTTCGCTAAGATCGCGATCGGTCAAAGGCCGGGGCTCCCACCAATTCTTTTGCCAATCCCACGGCGGCTTCCGCATCAGCATGACGACGCGCTTAAACGCATCGAATGCAAACACCCCTGAAACCTCCGGATGGTTCTCCAGGAACAGAGCCCAATTCTTTGTAGCGCCCGGCTTTGGCCCCTTCTCGCCGCACACAAGGCCGAGCATCCAGTTTTCATCAGCGGCGACCGTGCGGCGCGTCCTGATGTCCGTCACCGTCGCCGGCTGCTCCTGCTCTTGCTGCACCGTTCGCGCCTCGACCACGGGCTTTGCAGGCGCGGGAGGCGTGACGGGACCGGCAGGAGCCGGGGGCTTCTCAGGCGCGGGAGGCGTCGGCGGTTTCGGCGGCGACCATGGCCGGACAGTTTCGCGCATGAACGTGTCAAGCCGGGCCTTGTCCCAGCCGTCGCGGATCGCGTCAGCGGCGTCCCAGCCTTTCGGCGGATCGTCGCGCATGACATCCATGACGCGCACTGTGCAGCCGAGGGCGATCAGGAGCGCGGCGATCTCGTCCGCCGTGCCAAGGCCCGGCCCGTCAGCGTCCGGCCAGATCACGACGTTGCGGCCGGCGAGTGGCGTCCAATCGGTATGCTTGACGCCTTGCGTTCCGCCCGCCCAGGAGACGACGGTTCGCCCCGTCTCCGCTGCCAGCGCTTCGCGGCATTTCTCGCCCTCGACCACGATCACCTGCCGGGCATCGCCAAGGCGGTCTAGGCCGTAGAGCGGCCGAGGCTTTGGGAACGGGAAGCGGGACCAGCACTCGCGGCCATCAGGCAGGCGGACCCACATGACCATCGGCGTTTCTTTGTCGCCGCCGCCGAGATCATGGCGCAGCACATACCCGAACAGCGAGCCATCGGCGTGATGATAGGGGAACACCAGCGACGGCGCGAAGCCGCCCCACTCCGAGGGATCGCCCTTGCGCTTGGGATTGTAGAGCTTGACGCGCCGGCCCTTGACGATCGGATCGGACGGCGGCTCGACCGGCTCAATGCCCGCATAGATATCGCGTGCCTCGATCCGGCGCGGCGCGACGTTCGGCCCGGCCGACGCGCCGCCGAGGATATTGATCGCCTCGCGGAGGCCGACGCCCTTGATCTTCTGGACGAAGTCCAGCACGTCGCCGCGCTCGCCACAGCCGAAGCAATGGAAGCGTTCGACGTGATCGTTGCCGACGAAGATCGTAAACGACGGCGTGTCCTCAGAATGGAACGGGCAACAGCCGATGAATTCGCGGCCGTCCTTCTGGAGCTTCACGCCGAAGGATGCCGCCGTATCGGGTAGGGAAACGTCGCGCCGTAGGCGCTCGACATCGGACAAGATTGCTACCCTTGCGGAGTGATTTGCGTGTTGCGTTAATCACAACATGCGAGCCGTAAACGTCAAGTGAAATTCAGCGTTGCCCGCGAATTATCTCGGATAACTCTTTGTCGTTGCGAGCAATCCCCGCCCGGCCGCCCGCCTTGTTGACGGCATCGATCCACGCGATTTGCTCTTTCGTCGGCCGGCCATTTTCCTTGACCTCGACTTGGGCATAGATCGCAACGGTTGACCCGACCATATCGGGCGTCACCTGGACCGGCACCCAGCCGCCGAGATCGGACATGCCAGTGACGCCGGCATGGAACGGCCGCGGGTTGCGGATTGTGATCGAGCCGTCACGGTTGCGCGTGACGTTGCCGACCCAAGCCATGCCCGTGTTCTGCCGAAAGAGCCTCGCCCCGAAGTTCGAGGCGAGGATCTGTAACCGGCGCATAAGGTCGCCCTCGGCCATCAGATCGCCCTCGCCCCGGCGATCCGCTCCAGGCGCTTCCGCCCGCGCGCGATGCGAGCCGGGGCGTCCGAGGCGATATCAAGCTTGGCCTCATGTTCGAGCGGACCATATTCATCCGTCTCGATCGCGCCATTCTTGACGGCAAGCGAACGCTTGCTTTTGGCAATATCGAAGTGGACCCAGGATGCATTCCTATGCTTCCCAAAGGAAAGCGTTGGATGCCCCTGTATCCACTTCCGCTGCACGCCGATCGTGTCCGCCATCGCGAGCAGTTCGGCGTCAGTGTCCGCCCACATGTGGCACATCAGCATGCCGCGGAATGGCCACTGAGCAGGATCGACATAGACCGGCATGGGCGTTGACCTTAGAACGGGATATCGTCGTCAACGTGTTGGCGGCCCGACGTGATGCCGCCCGAGTTGCGCGGAGCCACGCCGCTGTGGCCTTCCTCGCGCGGCGTCTTGCCCGTCGCGTCGGCGTAGCTATTGCCCGGCCGCTCCGCGTTGCCCTTGGTATCGGAGGCTTTGCGCCCGCCGCCGTCGCCGAGCAGAATCAGGTTCGCCTTGAACCCGGTCAGCACAATCTCAGTCGAATAGCGTTTGTCACCGTCCTTTTCCCACTCGCGGGTTTGTAACTCGCCCTGGACGAACACCTTGCTGCCCTTGCGAACATACTGCTCGATGACGCTGCAAAGGCCCTCGTTCCAAACGACGATGCGGTGCCATTCGGTGCGCTCTTTCTTCTCGCCCGTCGCCTTGTCCTTCCAGCTTTCAGACGTCGCGATCGAAAAGTTCGCGACCACTGCGCCACTCTGCAACGTCTTGATTTCCGGATCAGCGCCGACGTTGCCGATCAACTGCACCTGATTGAGATGTCCAGCCATTTCACTTTGCTCCCATGACAAGCCGGTACCCCCGGCGATAACCGACGTTCTCGATCGAGACGCCGGAACCACTCAGCCGCGCGCGCAGATGGCACAGCGCGACTTTGAACGCGGCATACATGCGTGTCGGCGACGGCCCGCCATCGGGATCGTCAACGTACATCGCATCGAAAATTCTTTCCGTCTGGACCGGATGACCTTTTCCCCTCCAGATCACGCCGAGAATGCGCGCCTCCAGCGGCGTGACCTTGTAATGGTCGATCACGATATCCAGCGACGGGGCGCGCACGGACTGTTTGCAACACGGGCACTCGATCGGTTTGGTGATGCTCATCATCAGGCTCCCCCATATCGTTGCGAGACCTTCACTTGCCTCGCCGTGAAAATGTGACCCGCCCATTTCTCCGGGTGCTTGTACCCGCGCGCCATCGCGAGTTTGACCAGATCGTCGAGCGTTTCGGCCTTACCCTGTTCGCGCATCCGCTCGCGACGCACCGCCGCGACATCGATTTCCTCAAGCTCGCCCTCGACCTCATCGAGCATTCGGCCTTGCGCCAACCCATCGCGCGCCTTCACCGGATAGACATGGCCACACTCGGGGCAGCAGCGCGCCGGCCCATGCGTCGCGAAGCAGGTCGAGCACGTCATGACCTCGACCTCACGGCCGGTTTTCTTGCGACCCTCAAGCGACCATTCGCGCTCATCGTCAGGCAGGCCGAGCCGCGCGAGGTTGCCGACGAGATCGAGGAAGATCGCCGGCTCAGGCTTCTTGCGCAGGCCACGCCCGAGTTGTTGCAGATGCTTCGCCAGCGATTGCGTCGGCGAATACTGCAACACCGCCTCAATGGTCACGTCGCGATCGACTTGCGCGGCGAGATCGAAGCCCTCGCAGAACAATTGGCAGTTCACGATCACGTCAATCTGCCGGTCGGCGAAGCCCACGAAAGCGGAGCGTCGATCATCCTGCGGCGTGTTGCCATCGAGCGCGACAGCCATGACGCCGTTCGCCCGGAACTCCGCGGCGAGTTGTTCGGCCCGAGCCACCGAAGGCGCGAACGCAATGGTGCGCTTGCCGCCCGCGAACTTCCGCCAGTGACGAACCGCGCCGGCCAGGACAGCCCTGCCCGACATCAGGTCATCAATCTCGGAGGCGACATAATCGCCGTTGCGGGAGTGAATGCCCGCCAGATCGATACCGGCAGGGGCGAACGCCCGGTAGCGCGACAGGTGCCCTTGCTCGATCAGCCACCGGACAGATGGACCCATGACCATCTCATCCCAGACGTCGCCTAGCGGCTTGCCGTCTAAACGCTCTGGCGATCCGGTCAGGCCGATGGCTCGCGTGCCAGCTTCCTTGTAGTGGTGCGCGACCTTGGCCCAGCCGCTCGCGGCGCTCAGATGCGCCTCATCGACCATGATGTAATCGGCCGGGATTTTGCCGAGGCGGTTTTTCAGCGTCGCGATCGAAGCGATGTAGACCCGATGATGCGGGTTATAGTGGTAGCCGGCCGCGATGTAGGAAAACGGAATGCCGCAGCGCTCGAACGTCTTGGCTGTCTGCGTAATCAGATCGACGCGGTGAACGCAGAAGATCACGCGCTTCTTCGCAGCGAACAGAAGCTCGATCAGCTTCGCCGCCAGGACCGTCTTGCCGAACCCGGTAGGCGCGAACACCAGAACGGACGACGACTTGCGCAGCGCAACGCGGAGCTTGGCGCGAACGTCCTCCTGGTCGGGGCGAAGGATCAGGCTGCTCATGGCAATCGCTCCAGGATCACGAGTTTGTTCCCCGTGTACCCGCAGCGATGCCACCCAGCGGCAAGGAAGCAATATCCCGGATTGCTACTCCGGACAGCCGCCTGATCGACAAAGGTGTAGTGCCGGCGATTAGGCCAGCAGAAATCAGCGATGGCGTCAGCCTGTCCGATAAGGTCTGACGATCGGTACTCGCTTTCGTTTCGGAACAACGAGCACTCGATCCCCTCTTGCCCGTCGCGTCGGAATTCGGCAGCGCGCCAAACAAAGACGGCATCGCCGCGATCGGTGCGCAAGACGACGTGTTCGCCGGGGCCGACGAACTGTCCCTGTTTCGGTCGCTTGTTGCGGCAGGAGTAGTGTCGCCGGAACAGTCGGAGACAGGAACGGTCGCCGTCTTTCGTGATGTACCAGATGGGATCATTCACCGGCCAGCCACCATCCGCCGAATCTCATTCTCATGCGGAGCCATCCGCCGCAGCCGCGAAGCCAGCGCTTGCATGTCCGCGACCTCCTCGGCCGAGAGCCAGAACAGGGTTTCCGCCGCCACCCGATCGTCGCGCGCCGTGGTGCGGTTAAGCAGGTATTCAAGGAAATCCGCCTGCTGACCGATGCTCATCGGTGGGCGCTCGCTCATTTGCGCCTCGGCATCATGTCGTCGGCGGACAGGCGGATGTTCAGCGATTGCGCGGTCTCAAGCAGCAACTCTTGATCGCGGCCATTGATCAGTCCCTTGGGGTCACTGAGCGCCCGGCTCACCTTGGAGCGGTGTCGATTGATGGCCCGTGCGAACGCGGATGGAGACATGCCAAATTTGGCAAAGACACGCTGCCATGGCGTGACCGGCTCGGCTGGCTTCACTTTAAGATCGCCCCTTATGATGCTGATATCGCAACATACGTTGTGATTTTCACAACGTCAAGGCGCGGACAGTTGATAACTCGCGGATATTCTCTCGATTCAGGCAACGTCAAGTTGTGCAGATAGAATGTTACCGCAAATCCCATGCGTCAAAGCAGCCGCGCATAGGTTGAGGAATTTCATGTTCCGCAACTAGCAAGACTCATAGACAGGATTGTGGTGGAACTGCGCCCCGTTGTGTCTTGTTGCGGAACGTGCAACAAATCGCCTCATAACAGGGTCAAAAGTAAATAGTGGCGTACCTATTGGAGGCGGCAAATGCCGAAATCAAACGTTCGGGAGATCAACGGGGAGTGGTTCACCAAGAAGCTGGAAGAAACGGACAAGTCCATGCGGGGGCTGGCTAAGCATATGCACATAGATGTTTCTGCCGTCTCGCGCATGTTTGCTGGGGCGCGTAAAATGAAAATGACAGAGGCTAGCCAAATAGCACATTTTCTGGGAACTCCGGTCGCCGAAGTTCTCAAGCACGCCGGGGTTTCAGTTGACCTCGACGGACTGCCGACGCGAATTATGCTCGCGGCTGGCATCAACGGGCGGGGACAACTCGAACGGCTCAAGGAGCCGCGCCCCTTGCCACAGGCCATCATAGACCGCGCCAACGCGGCTATATCGATCCGAGACCAGGGCGGCGGAACCCGCATTCTAGCCGCGCAAATCCGAGCATCCAGCGGCCCCCTCGCCTTCATGGATGACGCCGTTGTTCTGTTCGGGCATACCGAAGGCGTAGAGCGCACGGCGATCGGCGTCCTCTCCATCTGCCGGTCCTATGATGGCGACCAGATCATTGCGAAGATCGAGAGCGCAAGAAAGACCGGAGAGGCGCGCGTGGTTTCCGTCGATGGCAAGGTCAAGGAGTTTGCCCTCGACACCGCAACACCCGTTATTGCGATCATTCCATAACCCAACGTACCCAAAGTGCGGCGGCGCTTTGGTTCACGGGGTCTGCTAGCCATCCTGAATTCCTGAAATTCTGGACTTGACCGTTGTGATTTGTTGTGCCTACTGTTGTGTTCTTCGCAACACTGCAACAGGAGATCGCAACAATGAACGTCATGACTACCTCGCCCGGCATGAAGCCCGGCGTTTACCTCAAACTCGACAACGAGGCGTATCACGCCGGCCCCGGCATTTCGAAGTCCGGTCTCTGGACGATCGACCAGCAGTCCCCGGCTCACTACAAATTCCCGCCCGAGAAGGACGAGGAAGCCACCCAGGCGGTTGCGGCGAAGTCATTCGGTACGGCCGCACATATCGCGATCCTTGAGCCCGAGCGGTTCGAGCAGGCCGTTCATCGCGGCCCGGAAAATCGGCGCGGCAACAACTGGAAGGACGCCGAGGAATATTGCGCGATGGAGAAGAAAACGCTCCTGATCGCGTCCGCTTATGACGACGTGCTCGCGATCCGCGATAGCATCCACGCCGACCCCAAGATCAATAGCATCATCACTGGCGGCAAGCCCGTGGTCGAGGCGTCCGGCTTCTGGATCGACGAGGAGACCGGCGAGCTTTGCCGCTGCCGTCCTGACCTCTACCGCAAAGACATCAGGCTGGTCCTCGACGTCAAGTCCGCCCTCAGCGCGCACCCCGACGCCTTCGCTCGCAGCGTCATCAACTACGGCTATCACTCGCAAGAGGCATTCTATTCGGACGGCTGGGGCGCTTGCGGCCAGAAGGTCGAAGGCTTCGCGTTTCTGGTGTGGGAGAAGAAATCGCCCTACGCCTTTGCCGTCTATGAACTGCCCCCGCCGATCGTTGAGGAGGGCCGCGCCATCATGCGCAAAGCCCTCAACACCTATGCCGAGTGCAGGAAGGCGAACCGCTGGCCGGCATACGGCGAAGGCGTCCAGGAGCTTTCGTTCAAGCGCTGGCACTATCGTCTCACCGAGGCCCCGTCCGACCTGGACGCGGAAGTCGCGGCGTGACCGACGCCGACACAGCGCGGCAATTCTGGAGCGCGGCTTACTTCTATCGCCGCGCTCCTGATCGCGACCGATCCACCGCAGTTATGGTGCTCACCTCTCTCAGCACCTCCACCACCGGCATGGTGCAATCCCGCGCCGCCGACATGATGAAAGAAATCAACAATGGCCCAGACCGCCACCCTACCAGCGCAAGTTGACAAAAAGCCGCCGACGCTTCGCGACCACCTCGTCCGCATGACGCCCGAGTTCGCGAAGGCGTTGCCCGGACACATCACCGCCGATCGGTTTGTCCGCACCGCGCAGACCGCCATCGCCCTGACCCGCAACATCGACAAGGTGAAGAACCCGCAATCGCTTCTCGCCGCCTGCACTAAGGCCGCGACGGACGGCCTGATCCTGGACGGCCGCGAGGCTGCGCTTGTAGTCGATCACAATGGCGACGTGCAGTATCGCCCGATGATGCGCGGCATCTTGAAACTCGCCTATCAGAGCGGCCAGATCAAAAGCCTCGTCGTCGAGCCCGTCCGCGCAAGCGACTATTTCAAGCACGAGCCGACGAACTCGAAGAAACCGATCACTCACAAGGTCGATCACAGCAAGGATCGCGGCGACGCCTATGCAGTCTATGCGATCGCCGAACTTGTCAGCGGCGGCATCGTCCATGAAGTCATGAACGTCAAGGACGTGAACGCGATCCGCGACCGCTCCGACGCCTACAAGGCGTTCAAGGCCGGCAGGATCAAGTCAACGCCGTGGTCAACCGATTGGGCGGAAATGGCGCGCAAAACTGTGTTTCGCCGGATCAGCAAGTATCTTCCGAGCAGCACCGATCGCGACGCCTTCCACCAAGCAGCCGAGCGGATCGATGATGACTATTCGTTCGAGCAGCCGGCCGAGCCGGCCGAGACCCCGCCCGCCACGCAGTTCGCCGCCCCGAAAAAGCGCGGCGGCGCGGCGGCAGCGCTCAAGGACGTGACGCCGGCCAAGGCCAAGCCGCAGGCCGAGCCGCCGTACGATCCGGACACGGGCGAGATCATCGACCAGGACGACGGCCCCGACAGCGGCGATCCGTGCTTCGCCAACGAAGGCCCGCAACCGGGAGATGACATCTAATGTCCGAGGGATACAGCACCCCGGATTTCGCGCGCATCGAAATCCGGATGACTGACAAGGCGGGGCTCAAGAGCGCCGCCGATCAACTCCGTAGCCTCGCCGACAACCTCGACAAGCTTGCGATCGGATCGCTCGCGGCCGACACCTCGAACTATCTGGCGTGGGGCGCGATCAAATCGACGTCGAAGAAACTGAGGAGCCACCATGACGCCTGACCCGGTCATAATCCCACTCATCGAGACCCCTACCCCCGTGATCTCCGATCCGATGTATGGGAGCCTTGCCGGCGTCCTCCAGGCCGCCCACGCCCACGCGGCGCGCGGAAAGGGTCATGACCGGCATGGCGATGACGACACGCCATTCCTGGAGCAGCCGACCATGCAAATTACGCGCATGGTCGGCGTCGGCTACCCCACCGGACAGATCATGAAGAAGGCCGCCGAGGCAACGCGCATGGTCGATCGCGGGCAGCATGACGCGGCCGTGGCCGAACTGTTCGGCGTCATCAACTACGCCGCCGCCGCGATACTGGCGATCCGGGAGTTGTGAAAGGGCTTAACTTTGCTGTTGTGATTTTCACAACATTGTGCAACAACAGGGGACGGCGTTTAGACGCGCCGCCCCTTTCTGCATCAGGAGCCGCCGATCATGTCCAAGCCTCACCAGTGCCAAGAATGCGGAGGCCCCATGGGCGGCCGGCGCAACGGCCAAATGTTCTGCTCCTCCACTTGCCGCCAGACGTTCAACAATCGCAGGATGCAGCGCGGGGCCGAACTCTATGACCTGTTCCGCGCCCTGCGCCGCGAGCGCTCTGATGCGAAGGAACTCAATCTCTGGACTGAGCTTTGCCGGCTGGAGTTGAAGTATCAGACCGAGGACGAGGCCGCCCGCCCCGGCCGCCGTTCCTACATGCCGCCGCAGAAGGCCATCACGATCCTGAAAGACAAGGGCTCATTGCCGCGCGGCGAAATCCTGGTGAAGCCGGTTCGCCGCCGCGCCGCCTAGTAGCGCCTCGCGAAGGCCCCGAGAAGGCGAGCCGCGATATCCGTTGCGGCCTTGCTGCCGAAATAGAAGCCAAGGACCAGCATGACGATCCCGGTCACTTGCGGGCCAGGATCAGGCGTCACACCGAGTTGCAGCACGGTATCCCACACCACAATCTTGAACACGTAGGCGCAAGCGAACTTGCCGATCAGTTCGCGGGTAGACCACCATTTATCATTGGCCACCGCCGCTTGAGCCAGCGCCATTTGCCCCTTGAAGAACTCGATTTGTTTTTCGGCTTCCAGCCGATCCGCGTCGTTCTTCGCGTTGAGCTTCGCCTGGTAGGCGCGTTCGAGCGGGCCGGCCAATTCCTTGATCGCCGTTCCGACGCCGCCCGTAACTAGACCGATCAGCCAATTCATCGCCCGCCTCCTACCGCAAGAGGCTGCGCAGACGAGTGAACAGCGTTATCAGCCCGAAGGCGAACACGACATGGCCCGCGATCTGCGGCTTGTCCTTGAGCACATCCACGATCATTTGCTGCAAGTTCAAGTCCGGATCGCCGAGCAGCGGGCCGATCTTGTCGAGGAGCGAGAACGCGATGCCGATACCGCTAAGAATGTAGCTCCAGGCGATCGTGACGGAGCCGCCGCAATAGGCCCAGACCTTGCCCCAAAAGCCATCGGCGTCGTCATAGAATTCCTGGAACTGCGGAATGCGGCGCAGGATCGGCCGCAGGATCAGCGCGTACCCGATGATGACGACGAACAGCGCGGCGAGGATAGCAATTGCGTTGAGCATGGGAACCTCCATTGAAAGGCCGCACCATGCGCCGGCAAGGGTTATTGCTTAAACTCGCGCGAGATCGGAGCAGGATGTTGAGTGTGCGCCGTCCAGCCACCATCGACGGTAAATTTGACAACGACGGCGAGGAACAGGGCGATCACCAGCCAGATCGCCTTGCTGATGTGGCCGTTGAGCTTATCAACGCTTCGCTCGATCCGGCCCAGCGCTGCGGCAGTGTGCGGCTGTTGTGCCTCCAGGTTGACCACACGCTCTTTCAAGTCGCTGACCCTCCCATGGAGCTTGTCGATTTCCGCCCGCGTCTCGGTATCCATAACTCGCCCAGCCCCGCAAAGTTCGCCGCTTCATATCGCAAGATGGTTGGGGCTAAGAAAAACGCCGTCTTGCTGAATGTAAGGTCGGCCTGTATGGTTTCAGCTAAAACGAGTTGGAGATAGGAAATGCTACGCGCGGAACGTGCCGAAACGAAACAAGAAAAGATCACGTGGTTCCACCAAATTGATCTTGGCGACGGCAATCTTACAGACGGCTTCGCCAAAATCGACGGCCTGAAAGCCACCGCGGACGTCCTTTTCGCGATGGGCTTAGAGAACCGTACCGTCCTGGATGTCGGCGCTTGGGATGGCTATTACTCGTTCGAGGCTGAAAAGCGCGGCGCTGCGCGCGTTCTTGCCGCGGATCATTTCTGTTGGAGCGGTAAAGGATGGGGCACCAAGGCAGGATTTGATTACGCGCATAGAGTCCTGAATTCTCGCGTCGATAACATCGATATCGATATTCCGGACATGACCGTTGATCGCGTCGGCAAGCATGACATCGTCCTTTTCAACGGCATTTGGTATCACGTATTCAACCCGCTCCTTGGCCTGGAGTTGGCGACCAAAATTGCAAACCATGTCGTCACGGTCGAGACCTTCATAGATAATTGCGACAACCCCCGCCCTGTCATGAACTTCTTTCCCGGCGAAAAGCCCCCGCCTGGATACCCCGAAAATGGGTGGGGTCCCAACTCGATCCTCATGCACGCGATCTTCAAGCGGCTTGGGTATGAAACGACATTGGAGTTTGAAAACCCCGGCCACGGCAATCAGCGCAGCATCTTCCTAGCATTCAAGCCAGGACACCCGTTCAAGGATTTCGTGGAAATGAACCTAGCTTTCGCGAAGCCGCGAGTAGTGCCGCCGAGAGAGCCTCGTTCGGAGCGTCATGTTGAGTACGTCGATCGGATAGAGAAAGTTGACCGCGTTGTCGCGCCCGATCTCTTAGGCTGGCGCGACATCGCGAAATATGCTGGCAGACGCATCGCGCACTATTTCAAATAGTCATCGAACGCGGCGCGCGCGGATCATTCCGAATGCGCTACAGTTGCTTGTGCTGAAGATGGATGATCTGACGGCGTAAACCCTCGTTGCGACCGCCAAGCTTATTCTCACTTGCGCGACCGGCAGACTGATCGGCTGTCCGGCCGCAATCTGATTGAACGGCTTTATACCGGCGTATGCTGCCGCTAGGCCCCTGCCGCTCGAAAAGTCGTGGACCGCAGATGTTAGAGATATAGACCCAGCGATGCTCGACAGATCCGTCGTCGCTCCACCAGAGAATTGGAATACGGCCCCCACTTCCCAATCGCCCGGCGCGAGGTCTAGAAAGGTCAGATTACCAACAACACCACTAGTCAACGCGGCGGCTGAACCAGATGCGACGACGCTTTCGATATATTCCCCGACATTGCCCGCCGTCGCATTGTCATTGGTAGGGGTTCCTGGGTTGTGGTTGACGTTGACGCCGGTCCCTCTGTTCAAAGCAATCTTCGACGCAATCTGCGGTACCGCAAAGCCAATGCCGTCAATGTTGCCGGTGAGGTCGTTGCCAATGATCGTATGCCCATCGACCCCCAAGAATAGACCGAAGGCCGGATTACCGTCCGCAACGCACCCAACGACCTCGACAGGGCCATCTGCATAGAGACCGTTCTCTTCACCGTTTAGATTGGCGTGACCATTCACGCGCCATTGACAGCCGACAAATTGGGTCTTTGTCCCAGCCGCATATGTTCCGCTCCACGAATTACCGATGAACACGCAATCGGTGAACTTGATGTACCCATTGTTTATCGTGACGTTTGCGCCGTTCCCCTGATGGGTCACAGGGCTGCTGAGATGTCGGCCGCACAGCGACGTTCCCGCGATCTCAAAAGTCACGCCGGCAATTCGGTGCGTCGATCCGTTGTAGGTGTTGAACAGCGCGCCGTGCTTGCCATCTTCGCCGACGATGCCGCCGACCCAGCGAATGGCGTTTACGCCATACGTCGGCGCACCCTGAAGGTTGAAGCCCCCGAGCTTGTTGGCATACGTGGTCAGATTGAGCCAATCGCCTACTGACATACTTGCGGTGACAGCGCGGAAGCTATAGCCAAAGCCATCGTTCTGCTGCGACAGCAATTTGCTCAAAGTGTACTGGCATCCGGTTCCTATTCCATCCTCGTTCGTGAAATAGAACCCGTCGTTGTAATTGTCAGACGCTATGCAGTTGTGAATATAGGAATAGCTGGTCGTTCCGAACCGATAACCAATATAATGGTTTTCCACGTAAACGTCATCGAAGCGGAGCACTTCGCAAAGGCCAACACAGTGGACACCATTCTGCCCCACCCCGGCCACCGTCGTTCTGGTCAGCTTAAACCCGAGAAGCGTTGTCCCCCTAAATCCGCTGTTGATTTGAAGCGAATGGCTCGCCGAACTGGACGTGATAATTGTTGCTTCGCGGCCTGCCCCGCGGATCGTGATCCCAGGCCGGGCAATCGTGATCTTTGCCGAAATTGTCAAATTGCCAGCCGGGAGATCGACAATTCCACCTTTCACGGCCAGCGAATCGATTGCTCTCTGTATAGCGTTCGTATCATCGATATCGATGACCGCCCGGAAATCCGCCGCGCTAACCCTCTCGCGGGCCTTGTCCTGCATCGTGCGCGTTACTGCGCCCACACCTTCCTGGATGAATAGCGCCGACTCCAGTTCATCCGCGACCGCTGCGACCTTTCTCACATCATCAGCAACGCCCGCAACGACCGCGACATTTGCGATGCTCCCCGCAACGAGGTCGATGTTGTTCGCGCTATCGGCAAGCCGCAATACGTCATCGATCATACTGCTAAGTGCGCTGGGATCAGCGGAGGCCGGGATTGCGAGCGCGCGATCGACACGCTCGCTCAACTGCTGGTCACGCATGGCGGCGAGATCAAACGCCGCTTCAATTGTTTTTGCGAAGTATGGGCCCTGATTTTCGAGTTCGGTTTCCTGCGTGAACGGCGCATTGCGCAAGATCGTGATCGTCTGCGCAGCACTTGGCGCAGCAGCCAGTGTGATCGAACCGCCGCCTGCATCGCCAACGTCCGACACGGTATAGCCCGCCCCAAGCGTCAAGGCGGTCTCGACCCCAGCCTGCTCGCGGATGACGGTCAAATGCGCCGCGTTCAGGATGCGGAACCCATAGGGAAAGACGGTCGTTACACCATTGCCGATGTACGGGCCGGAACGGTTTACTTCGCTTGCAACAGTCATGAGGCCCCGCCAGTTTTGAGATTGGCGAGACCATGGGCGATGGACGGTTATTTCTTAAATTTCCCGAACACGTATTCAAGCGGGGACACGTCCTCGCCTTCCGACTGACGCCAGCCTGCGTCAACGATCCTGTTCGTGAACACTGTAGGCGCGCCGGTCGCAACGCCCGTCGCGTTCACGATGTTCTTGATGTCGGACGCCTTCACTTCCTTGTCGTTCGAGAACGGCGCGGCAAGCAGCTTGCCGGCAGAGATGATGCCCTTGGCGCTCTCCTCCATCAAACTGCCCAAGGCCCCGCCGCCGCCATGGCCTTGCAGCGCCGACGACATATCGCGGATGAACGGCAACGTGCCGAGAGCCGAGAACGCCGTTTGCTTCGCTAGGAACGCCGTCCAGGTTTCGTCGTCGTCGCCCCCATCGCCTTTCGGCAATTGCCCTTTGATCGCCGCCCCGATCAGCGCCTCCAGGGTGAACAGGAGCATCATGTCGAGGGTCCAGCTAGCGACCTCCTGCGCCGACTTGGCGGACACCCCCTCATCGCGGACAGTGCGCGAGGCAGTGGCCGTGCGCTCATAGGCGACGTTGAACTTGGCGAACATATAGCTGCCCAGCGTCGAGAACAGCTTGACGAAATCGTTCTGCCGCTGGCGCGACGACAGCGAACCGCGCTCGATGCCCGTGCGATCGACGAACAGGCCCGACGCCTGAGCCCGCTTGACCAGGCTATCGGCGTGCGCGATCGCCTGCGCCTGATCGTTGCCGAACTTCCGCATGCCCTGCTCGTAGCCAGCAACCCACGTTGGCACGTCCGCGAAGTGCCATTGCACCTTCTGCATCAGCCAGAACGAGAGCGGTCCCCAGATATTCCGCTTAAACTCTTGCAGCCTGGAGGCCGTCATGCCGTCCGTAGGATCGCTATAGAAGTCCATCACGTCCTTGTTGAACGTCGTCTGACGGCTCGCCATGAACGGCGACTTGGCCGCGACCTCATTGGCGACATCGCGCGGGCTCCGGGCCACCTTCATGATGCCGATGGCCATGTCCTTCTTGCCGACGACGACGAACGACTGAGCGACGCCGGCAAGCTGGAGGACAGCGTTCGAGAGGTTGAACGCCAGCTTGGCCGCCGTGAAGTTCGATTTGAGCCCGCGCATGACCGCGCCGATTTGGCTGGTTGCGCCAAGCTCGCCCTCGGCCGCATCCTTGAGCCACGCTTGCAGCGCGTCGAAGTCCGAGGATCGGCCGGCGTCGTCGAGGGCCGAGCGAACCCGGCCGTCCTGGATCAGCCGCCAAGCATTCGCGACCGGCTCGCTCATCTCCAGGTCATAGATCACCTGATTGACGTGCTTGTGCATGACAGCCATATCCAGGTCGATCGACCCGTCCCCGGCCGCCGCGCGCTCCTTCAAATGGCCGTTGCGCGTCTGTGCCTTGCCGAACCGGCCGGCCGCAAGCGAGTTGGCGATATCGACCGTCTCGCGATCCGCCGCCGTCGAGGACAGCCGCGTATCGTACTTGATCGGGTAATAGCCGCCCGCCAGTTGCTTGCCGCCGATCATGACCGGCGACGGCTCGACCCAAGCCGGCTCGACGCCGGTTGCGCGCCGCTCGCGGGCGGCGATGTCGCCCTTGAACGTGCCGACGTAGTCCCAGACCGATTGGATGAAATCGGCGTCCCGCTCGTCGAGGCCGGCGAGGACCGCGTTGACCTGATCCATGGTGAACGGCCGACGCGCCCGAGGATCTGTGAGACGGGAAAGATTGCCCTCGTTGCCCGTGTTCAACGCGAGCGCGATCTTCTCCCATTTCGAGAGAGCGAACCCGAGTTCCGGCATGTGGGTCCGCACCGACATGGCGCGGCGCTCGTCCTTGGAATAGACCTCATACAGCCCTTCCAGCGCCGTGGCGGCATCCTGCTTGCGAACGATCAGGCGGCTCGCCGCCTCGTCCAGCGGAGCCTTGATCGCCTGATACGTCGCGCCCCGGTCCTTAAACCCATCCATCTCACGCAGGAGCGTCGTCGCATTGAGGACCATATCGAGATAGGCGCGCGCCGTATTGTGCGCCCGCTCGCCCTTCGTCTTGACTGCACCGGGCTGGCGCTTCGGGAGGTTCTTGTCGATCGCTTCCGCGATGCTTTCGGCCGTCGCCGAGAACTCGCGTTCATGCTGCGCATCGATCAGCTTGTTCCAGCGGAGCGCGATATGCTCCAGGTTCTTGAGGCTATCGACCACGCCGCGCAGTTCTTCAACCGGCAGTGTCTTGTAGGGCTTGCTCGCCGCGTCGGCCAGGACGCTTTCGGGAATAGCAAGCTCATTCTCCCGGCCGGCCGCCGTCATCGCGGCAATGAACGCATTGAGCGATCCGCGCCGCTGTTCGGCCGCCCCGCTCATCTGGCGGAAGTCATACCGTTCCAACAGTTCATCGATCGCCGAGAGGTAATCGACCTGGGCGTTGTCGCGCCGGCCAGCCCCGGCGATCTTCTCGCGGTGCGATTTCTTGTTGAGCTTTTCGACGAACCGTTCCGCCTTCTCGACTTCATCGGCAACCTTGCGGGCCTCCGAATAGAACGCATGGTTGAGCAGTTGTCGCCGCTTGGCGTCGATCAGCTTGGCAACGAGCTCGTTGTAACCGAGGCTCGTTGCCGTCCGCTCGCCGCCATTGATCGTTCGCGTCTGGCCGTCCTTGCCAACGACCTCGCGATCCGGGACCGTGTAGCTCGCAATCGTGGTCTCGAACTTCGCGTTGTTCGCCTCGATCGCATCGGCGACCGCCTCAACCGACCCGTCGCCGCGCAGAGCCGCACGCGCCGCCGTGCCGACCTTCCGCCGCGCGTTGTCGAGCCAGATTTTTTCCCGCGCCAAGGTCGCACCCAGACGTGCCGCCTCATCTGCCGCCTTCCGCTCCGCAGCCAGGAACCGATTGGCGTTCATGGCATCGCGAACGCGCATCTTGGCGATCGTCGCACGGGCCGAGGCGCGCGCCTCTTTCATCGTCATGGCCTTGCCGGTCCCGGCGACATCGACCACGGCTTTGAGTTCGGCCGCGATCCAGAGGCCGCGCTTGTCGCTGGCGTGAACCGCATCCAGCGCCTCAGCCTCGATCGCGCCGTCATTCAGCGCGTCACCGTGCCGATCGCGCATCACCTTGTCAGTCTCCGCGTCGATCGCCTCCTTGCGCCCTGGAGAGGTTTCGAGCGCCTTCACCATTTCATCGCCCGAGCGGAAGCCAAACCACCCCGCCGCCTCATCCGGGTCTAGACCGCCTTCCAGCGCGTAAATGGTCTGCTTGCCGCGCGGCAGGGTCTTTAGAACGCCCTCGCCGTAGCGCTCGACCATGACGGCCTTGGACAGGCGGATATCGGGCATTTCTTCCGGCTGGCCCTCGCCGAGCCATCGCCGGTTGCCCATCCATTCCAGCGCGCGGAACATGGGATAGGCGTTGACGTCACGCTCGACCTGTTCGCGGACAGCCTTGCGCTCCTCTTTGAACCATTTCTCCTGCTGCCGTTTAATCGGGACCATAGTCTCGCGCAGCAACCGTGCCTTGGCCTCCTCCTGCGCCTGATCCCGCAGCTTGAGGAAGGCCGCATACTGCTCTCCCGTGAGACCCATCTGTTCGGCCGTGGCAAACACCGGGCCGGCGTCGCCGGTTTCCGCCGTCGCCTTGGCGATCTCCTCGTCCGACGCAATCATGCGATCGAACACCCCGCGAATGTCGTCCGAGATCGTGACGTTGAGGCTGGTCAGCCGGCGATAGACCGAGATGAGCCACGCGCGGAACTTCTCGAACGCCGAGCGCAGATCAGCGGACGGCGCTTTGCCTTCCATCAAATACGCCTCGAATGCTCGCGCCCACTGCTCTTGCATGCCGACATCGATCGCGGCGTCCTTCATAACGTCGCCCGTGGTGCCGTTGGCGAGCGCGGCTTTCACATCATCCGCCGTCACCGCCACGTCAGGCATCACCCGCTTGGCATCGGCCGCCACGTCGGCGGCGTTCTCGCCCCACCACGCCTTGACCGTGGCATAGTCCGCCGACGCGCCGGCCTCGCCGCGCGCCGCTATGTCCTGCATGACGGTCAGGAAGTAGTGCCCGCTTTCGTGCAGCATGGTCGAAAGGTCGGCCGTCTGGAACAGCCGGATCACGGTATCGCCGTTGCCGACGCCAGCAGCGGGAAACTGAATCACGCCGCGCGGGCCGGGGCCGCCCGACTGGAACAACAGGCGCGGGTCATTCGGATCGAACGTGCCGCGATTGTTGACAGACTTCACTTGCTCCGGACGGAAGGCGACAAAGTGGACCGTGCCCTTGCCCATGCCGGCCATCTGTTTGCCGACACGCTTTTCCGAACCAAATTTCTCGTTGACCGTTGCGTCAATGAAACCGTCAAACCCGATCGCCTCGAACGCGCGGCGGATGATTTCGGACGAGGCGAGGTCGCCCCGATCCTGATCGGTCGCGTAGGCAAGCCCCTCGCTTTCCTTCATAGTCGCGAAAAGCTTCGCCGCGTCCATTCCTTCCGTGGTAGCGTCACTCAAATCCTCCACCAGTTGGTCAACGTTGACTTCGAAATATTCATCCGCCATGTCGCGGATCGCCTCAATCATGCCGAACACGCCGCCGTCAATCTTGTCGTCGCCATTTTCTTGAGCGAGTTCACGGGCGCGATCCAGCACCATATCCTCGTCGGTGTCGCCGTCATTCTCATCGGCGATTTGCTCGCGCGCATCGTCCATGTACGGGTCAGTGTTGTAGCTGATACCGCTTTCGATGAACGTCGAGGTTTTGCCGCCAAGGAATACCGGATTTTGGATCGACAGATAGACGGGATAAGTTGCGCCGTCATGCTGGACGCCCAAGCGTTCCTTTGCCTCCGCGATCACATCCGGATCGCTATAGTCGCGATCGGTCTCGCCCGCGATCCGTTCTGCCTCGCGCTGAATTTTGTTCGTCAGGTCAGGCCCCTCGCCTGCATAATTGGCCTCGACATCTCCCGGCGTGTTGGAGAAATAGAAACCGCCGCCGAGGTCGCTTTCGGGGTTCGATCGAGCCCGATCGAAGGCGTCGAAGTCAGCCGTTGACCCGTGGTAAACGACGAGAGGCTTCTTCTTCGCATCTACTACCTTGCTCTTGCCGAACCACGCCTTGAACGCATCGCTCCCCACGGCGGGGGCTTGCGCATACTGCCGCGCCCCATCGATCGCCTGCCGGATCGTCGCGTCATCATCCGCCAAGGTGACGCCGAGGCCCGAAAGATAGGCCTCGATTTCATCGAGTTCGGCAGCGCGTGCAACGGCAGGATCAGCTTGCTCGTTGGCGGAATACTGCGGCTCGCCACGTAGCTCGCGGTCGATCGCTTCCCACAGCGGACCCACAATGTCAGGAACTTCCCGGCCTTCGGCGAGCGCTGCCTTGTATTCATCGACGGCCGGATCATCGGCCATGAACCCGGCCGCGATCGCCGCCAGCGCCACATCATCAGCGCCGTGCTTCTTGCCGCTACCGCCGACGCCGCCGAGGAGATCGCGAGCCCCGGCCATCAAGCCCTTGCGCGCCAGTTTGAGGGACTTCTTGCTCTTGCCCCGCGAAACCGTCTCGGCGTTGCGCGCCTTCAATTCGCCGCCGACGTCGTTGATGCCGCCGTGCTGATCGATGAATTCGAGGAGCGTTTGCCGATTGTCGCGCGTCGCCTTGCGCGAGCGCGCTTCCGCGAGCGTGCGGTTTAGCTCATCGACGTTTTTGTACTGGATGCCCTCCGGGATATCGCCCTTCACTTCGGGCAGCGGATAGCGCTGCAAGAACTCCTCAGTCGTCATGCCCGAGCGTTCGGCCATCACCCGATAGAACGCCGGGTAGAGCATCGCCTCCGTTGTCGCTACATCGGTCGATCGACCGGCAGCGCGCAGCCGCGAAACCATCGCGTCGTAAATCTCCTGCTCGAACGAGCGGAGTTGTTCGGCCTCGACGCGAACCCGTTCGGCAACGTCATGCGCCTCTTGCAACGCCTCTTGCGCGCGGGCGTTGAACTCCGCTGCCTCGACCGCCGTGAACTGATCGGGGTCAAAACGCATATTGTCCATCAGGAAGGCGTCATGCTCCGAGCCCGCGATCCTCGCCGCATAGGTCGCGGTCGGGATTTGCAGATCACCGCCGCCCGCAAGCGCCGCGTCGAGATCGTCGCGCGTCACGCCGTCCAGGTCATCGACCAGGGCGTGAGGATCGACGCCGATGCTTTGGAAATACTGGACGAACTGATTGGCCGGGACATAGACGTTCTCGACCGGGCCGTCCGCCGTCGCCGCCTCGACGAACTGGCGGAACTTGTCAGGCATCCGGCCACGCAGGATCGAGGACTGAGCTTGCCCGGACAGCGCCTCGAATAGCGACCGCCGATCGCCCGCAGCTTTCGCCTTGCGCGCCTCATCGAGCAGACGCGCGCCGCCCATGCCCGCGACCTCGACCGGAGCGCCGGCAAACTCCGCAAAGCCCTCAAGCAGAATGTCGCCCAGGCTGAATTCCTGCCCGGCCGCAATCTGGCCGCCCGCCTCGCCGGCTGCGCCCATCAGCGCTTGCGTGATCGACTGGAGGACCATGTTGCCGGCGCGCGATTGCACAAGCATCTTGCCGGCGACACCGCCCGACAGACCATCCATGAGGCCGATCACGAGCCCTCGCGCATCGCCGCGCTTGATCGCCTCGCGCATCAGCGCCGGATCGGAGACGGCTTTCGCCGCGCCTTCCGGCGTCGAGATATCAATCCCCTTCTCCCGGAAGAAATCAGACGGTGCGCTACCCTTCTCGACCGCCGCCGAATTGACGCCCATGAACGTAGCCGCAGCGCCAGGGCTCCGCGTCGCCACGCCGACGCCGATCGCCGCCGCGAGCGACGGCAGGCTTTCGGCCGCCGTCTCAGCAACGAACGCCGAGAAAGCGCCAGGATGCTTCGCGATCACGCGCATGAACGAGCCGAGATCACCGGACTTCGACGCCTCGTTCCAAAGGTCGCGGCCTTCCGACCCGGCCGGCGAGAGCGGGATTTCCGCGATCCGCTTGTTAATCAGGCCGACTTGCTGCTGATAGTAGGCTGCCGCCTTCTGGTCATCGCCGCCGAACAACCCACTCAGGCGCGAGGTCAAGTATCGCGTGCCGGCGTTCATCAGATCGACGGGGTTGGCGATCGGCTTCCACGCCACTGGATTGCCATCAGCGCCGCGAATGGCCGTCTGGTCCCACAAGATTTCGGAGAACCCGCGCATCTGATCTTGCGCACGCTCCGCAGACGAGTTCGCGAGGAACTGATTGTAGGATTGCGGGATGCGCTGGACGCCACGGCTGAAAGCATTCTGCCCCGCGCCCATCACGGTTTCCCACCAGGACAGCCCGGAAAGATCATCACGCGCGACGGCCGCATTTTCCGGATTGCGCAGCCATTCGGTCAGGCGCGGCGCGGACGACAGGATCGTCCTGTTCTTCTCGCGCTCGATCGCCTGCTGAAAGATCGGCCGATACTCCGACACCATCGGCGCAGGCGGGACCGGATTGCCAGTCACCTTGCCGTAGTCATTGGCAAGGTTCAGGTCGCCCGCGATCTCATCCGGCGAACTGTCAACTCCGGTCAAGACCGCGCTCGCGGCCTCGATCTCGTTCTGTTGCCGGGTCGCCTTCCAAGCCGTATAATCCGCGATGGTATCCATTTAGGGGGGGCTTTCTGTGAACTCTCAGCCAATCAGCCGGGCGCGGCTCGGCGTGCGTCTCGTCGTCAACATGATCCTCGCGCCGGCCGCCCTTCTCATCGCCCTGGTCGGCGTGATCTGGCTGCTCGGCGTCGTCGGGATCATCAACGTCAACGGTTGAGGATGAAATCCTGGTAGCGCTTGGTTACTTCGTTCTGGCTCGGCTTGCGGCCAAGGTCGCGCTCCAGATCGGTTGTGATAGCGCGCCGCAAGTCGATCGGGATATCCGCGTACTTCACGGTGACATCCACGGTCGCATTGTCCGGCCTCGACGCCGCGTCGAACACGAACGTCTTGGCATCGCCGAACAGGCCGCCGCTGCTGACACCGGGAGGCTTCCAGGCATTGCTGCCCCACAGTGTGCCCGGCGTCTTGATGACCACCGGCAGGAGCAGGCGGTTAATCATCGACTGAATATCCGCCTGCGTCGGCTGCTTGTTCGCGTTGCTACGCTTAAACTCATCCATCTGCGAGGACAGCGCATTGTTGAATTGCGCGATGCGCTTGTTGGCCTCGGCTAGCTGATCGCCCTTCTTCCCGGCCGTCGTAATACCGACAGCGGCGAGTTGCTGTTCGGCCTGCGAATACGCGGCCGTCAGGCTCAAGCCCTCCTCGCGCGCCTTACGCTGGTCGGTCAGCGCGCTTGTCTGGAGCGTGGTCAGTTCCTTGATGCTGGCCCTCGACAGCTTGTCGCGATAATCGTTGAGATCGACCTTTGAGAAGAATTCCGGGTCCATCGCAGCGGTGCGGCGCATGCCGTAAAGCATTTGCTCATCGTCCACGATATCGCGCCCCTTGCGAACCGTCTCCATGTAGCCCCAGGCCGATGACACCGCCTCCATTCCCGCCGCCTGCCGAATGTCCATCGGCACCTGATCCGGCGTTCTGCCCTGGTCGATGTGGTTCCACAATTCTGCCTTGGCCGCGCGCTGCCGCTCCGTGTTGGCCTTGTGCTGCGTTTCGAGCATGGCGTTGATCCGCGTCCGCGTGAGGTTCTGGACCTCCGGGTCTTTGATCGTCGCCAGATAGCTTTCCATGTCGGTGAAGAACGATTGCGTGTCGCGTCCGGCCTCAGTCATGTTGACGCCAAGGACAGCATCAGCCTCCTTGTTGCGCCGACCCTTGTTCACGCCGTCGTTGTGACCCTCAAGACCACGGATCGCCGCCGCGATCTCAGCCGGCCCGCCCGTGCGGATTGCGTCGGAAACACTCGTCGGCAACGTGCCGTAGTTGTAGGTGACCGACGACACCGCGGCTTTTGCTGGCGCAGACATCGCGTCCCACTTGTCCTGCCCGACCGTCCCCGCGATCTTGGTTTGAATGCTGGCGATCCGCCGTTGCAAATCCCGTGCGGCGTCGGTCGGCGTCACCGTCATGCCCGGCTTGACCTCGACCACGCTGCCATCTTCCCGCGTGATCGTGTCGGAGCCGAACCCAACGCGCCAGTGGTTCACGTCCCAATAGGGCGCAGACTTGAAGCCCTCAAACCGAACAATCGTGTCATAGGCCGATCCGCCTGCGGCAGATTGCCGGCCGGCAATGAATTCGGACGCGGCGCGCTGCGACCGCGCTTCTTTCAGCGGCACCTTGAGCGAGTGTTCGAGCGAGTAGCGATCCGCGCCGCTGATCCAGTCGCCTTTGTCCTTCAGGTACTTTTCGGCTGCGATCGGATCGCTCTGCGCCATCTGGAGCGTGATGTTCTTATGCACACCCGAAACGAAATCGCGCTCCTTGCCCTTGAGCGTGTCCGCGTCCCAGCCATGCAGCTTGCCGTTCTCGCGAAGCTCCAGGATGCCCGCCGCGATGTTCTTGGTGACAGCCTGCGGGTTGGTGAAGTTGACAAGCGCATCATCCGCGAACGATTGAACGCGCGCCGCCGAGGCGTCGCCAACCCACTGCTTGCGCGCCTGCGCCGTGTGAACGATCGACTGCTGCAACGTCGATTGCAGCCGGGCCGACGACGCCGTGTCATAGGCACGCGCCGCGCCGGGCGGTAGACCTTGCGATAACTCGCGCCGCTTGTCGGCCGCCTCGCGCTCGAAATCCGCGCGGCCGTCAACAGCGTTGCGGCCCTCCAGCGTCATGAACCCGCCATTGCCATACTGGCGCTCGCGCAGCCATTCGGCATACTTGTTGTCGGCGTCCTTCGCGCGCGTCGTGTCCTCAAGGTGCTGCACCCGGACGAGGCTATCGGCGGCGATATCGGCACCCTTGCCGAGCACTTCCAGGCCACGACCGATATCCGCGCCGAACGCTTCGGGCGTCGCGCGAACCTCAACGTCCTGCCGGAACTCAGGCCGCAGTTCGATATTCTGTTGATATTCTGGAACCTTGACCATGATCGCCCTCAGTAGAACGTGCCAAGGCGCGTCGGATCGCTAGAGCCCCTGTAAGACAGCCCCTTATAGCGACCATAGCCCTCGCCAGCGCCGCCCAGGATTGTCCCGCCAGCTTTCAGGTAGCCGCCAGTTTCGGCCGCGTCGCCCTTCATCCGCTCGATGCTGCCTTGTGAGCGCTGGTTGACCGCCTGGACCTTGTAGTCATACGCCTCACGGTGGGCATTGGTGCGGATCGTCAGAGCGTCGAGCTCGCCCATGACGGCGGTATCGACCAGCGTATCCAGCGGCGATCCGAACGACACGTCAACACCGTTCGCAGCCATCGCCGTCGTTTGACCTCCAACGATGCGCGCCACTTCTTGACGCTTGCGCTGTTCAGCAACCGCACCGCGCTCGATCGCATCCCTAGCGCGGCGCTCCGCAAGCGTCGCGTTCATCTCCATGACTTGCTGATTGAACCGGCCGGCCGCCCCCGCCGCCTGCCCTTGCTGCACTGCCCCGGCCGCCCCCAACAGCGTCGAGCCGATCGTCAGCGCCGTCATTATTTCGCACATCGCCAGACCTCAATTCGAACGCCCGGAATGCGTAGCCGCCGAACATGATTGGATCGGAGAACTTGAACCCAAGCCACCGCAGCCATCGGATCGACACCTTGTTCCGGTCATCGACAAAATTCCTCAGAACCGGATAACGCCCTAACAGTTGATCGCGCCAACTGACCGAGCGGCGCACGAACTGCCGATAGTTGCGCTCGACGGAATCGGTCCCGAGCAACCAGGGCGCACCGATACCGGCAAGGATGTTGAGGTCAGCCACGCCGAACATGACTTCCGGCCGGCCGTCGATCACCGCCGTCCAGGCTTGCGACGACTTGCGGAGCGAGAAGGCCAGCGCCGCAGCCGGCGACCTCCCCGAGGCCGCTGCAATCTCATCGCGATCCGCCTGCCGCATGCGCCGCGCGATCGTGCGGATATGCGCGGCGCACGCCGGAACGATCTCGATGCTACCGGCCAATGGTCGGCTCCGGGCTGATCGCCAGGATGGTCATGGGCAATGGATCGAACTGTTTGACCACAATGCGGCCATCGGTGTTCCAGTCCCATGGCGGCGTAATCTGAATATCGCCGGTATACATGGCGATGGCCTCGTTCCATGCCTCGGTCGATCGCTGGCGATACTCGACCAAATGCTCACTGCCCCGATCGCCGTCTTTTGGCCCAAGGAAAATTCCGCGCGTATCCTCGACCCTCAGCAAGACCTCGCTGATTGACTTCTGGCGGCCCTGCACCGTGCCCAATCCTTGGACAGTGCCAAGATCGAGGTTAAGGGTTTGCAACGTCGCCACATACGGCAACCCTATATGGACCTTCGATGCCTCGTTCTGGAGCGTCACGCCGATGCCGCCAGCCACGGGGCCGACCGTCATGTTTCGCATCACGTTGCCGTCGGCGAGCGCGACAACAGTTTGCCCATTCAGATGGTCCAGGCCGGCGAACGTCTTTTTCGGAGGCCCGCTATAGCTCAGACCGCAATCAACAAAGAACGCGTCCTCGATCGTCGCAAACACGCGCGTATGCAGCCGCTCAATGTACCGCTTGGTCACGCCGCCGATCGTGCGCTTGACCAGGAAGTAAGGCACGTCCTCATTGCCTTCCCCGACGACAACGACGTCCTCGAACACCGCATCATCATCAGGGCCGCTTTCGTGGCGCGTCCAGCCCCACACTTCATGCTCGCGCAGATAGGTCAACGAGACCAACGAACCATCACTCAGGACCACCCAGGCGATCGAGTACGGCGCTTGCGCGTAACCCCATGCCTTGATGGTCTTGTTCTCGAACAGATGGCGCGCGAGGATTGTCAGGTCGCGACCGACAAAACCGTCCTGCGCCAACTCATAGGAGAAATCGCGGACGACGCCGCCGCTCCGTTGCGCGAACAACACCGTGTTGCCAACGACGATCGGCTGCACCATGGCGCAACCACGATACCCCTGATTGTCGATCTTAATCGAGGATGGCGTGATCGCGTCCGACTGAGACCCGCCAGTGACGATCCACTCTGCGCCCGAGGTGAGAACCATCAACCCCTTGAGCGCGAGCAACGAACGTATCTCGTTCACCTGCCTGGACTTGATCCGGAAGGTTACGGCGTCACTCGCCTTTGCTGGGCGCGACACGCCGAAATTCTCATAGTTCGCGGATTGAGACATCCAGATCGCTTGCGGGTCTTTGTCGGAGGAACCGAACGCAAGCCGCTGTTCAATGAAACTCACACACCGCGGATAGTTGCCCACTCCGTTGAATGGATTGCGCGCGGACTGCGGCGTGTCGGAGAGATCAGCGACGATGTTGTTGTCAGTGAAGCTCAACCCTTCGGTGCTGCCGATGTAGCCATAGACGCCATTGCTGTACTTGTAGACGATATACCGAGCGGCACCCGCAACAGCCGTCCAGGTAATGAGGTTTGAGCCGGCACCTATCGAAAGGTCGTTGAGCGCCCCATTTGACTGCGGAGAGGGTAGACCTTCCTCCCCAGGCTCAGAAACCGCCGAAACCTTGTACCAATAATAGGTTGCCGTCCAGCCGGGCAAGCTCGACGTATCGACCAGAACCGAAGCGACAGGCGCGGCCGGCGTCGGCATGGACGGGGCGAAGGTAACGAGGGTCAGTGTCCAATTGTTCTCAGCAAGGCGAGACAGTTTCCGAACTGGATACTTTGGATGCGTGATGTACATGACATCCGCCTCCTGGATAAACACAAGACTATCCAAGTCGGCATGCGCGTAGGGCGAGGCGACTTCATACGGCGCACCACCGCCAGCGACAATCGCCGCACCGTCGCGAAAGACGCGGAAATATTGGTGGCCGAATTCGAGAACGTAGGATTGTTGGGTATTGAACTGGAACGGGATCAGCCTCGCATGGTTCGCGCTGGCCTTGACCTCACCGACGAATTGCGTCCCAGACCTGTTCGACACGCCGCCGTGCGGATGAATGAACAGGTTCGTCGCCTTCCTGAGCCCGGACGCATACTTTGCCAGATCGACGCGAGCGGCCAGGGCCGGCGACAACTCCCCGGCAGTGAAGGACGGCTGATAGGTGCGAAGCTCTGCCATCAGCCAACAAACCCAGACGGCAGGATTGAGCCGGCCGGCTCAGTGCGCCCCTTCAAGAAATCGCTCTCGATATCGGAGGTCTCGCGAACCTCGTTGGCGTCGGCGGCTTCCGCCGCGCCCTGTGTCCGCGTAGCAAGCTGGAAGGCGTCGGCGCGGACCTTCGGATCGCGCGTCAATGGCATCGCGAGCCGGACGGCGAGGTGCCAGGAGAGCGCTTCGACGAACAGCGGCGAGAACTTCGTAGGATCGACCAGCCGAAACGTGTAGCGCAGGAAGGCCGGCGAGAGATTGCAATAGAACGTCTCGCCCTCGATATCGTAGGGATTGCTAATCTCCTGCTGTAGACTTTGCGGGCGAGGATCGTCCGTCGAGTATTCCCGCCGCACCCACCGCACCTTGAGACAGTCGTTCGGTCGCCTGTAAGCGAAGCCCCACGCGCCCGGCTTGTCGTTCGCCAGCGCGGCCATGGATTGCGTCTTGCCGGCGATGCGCCAGGGATAGCCTTGCAACAGCACATCGCGCGTGTGCTCATAGAACTGATTGCACGCCCGCGCCTGAGCGGTCGGTTCCGAGAGGTCGCTGATGTTTTCCTTGCCGATGTTGGACAGGGCGAGGTTGCAGATCGAGACAATCGAGGTCATGCCGCCTATCCGTTCGGGAACAGGACCGACGCCGCGTCCGGGTCTTTCTTCTTCGGATCGATCGCGGCCTCTACGATCTCGAACGACATGCTGCGATGGCCGTCCTTACTTTCGCTGACGCTGGAGACGCGCACCGTCGCGATCATCGTCATGTCAGTCCCGACGCGCGCCGCATCGACGCCAACCGCTTCGATTTGCTTTCCGTCGAGATAGAGCGACGGATAGTATTCGTCGCTTGTCGCGTCCGAAGGCCTATCCATATCGCTGTACTTCTGCTTGAGACTTGCGAGCTTCATGCGAGAACTCCGCTAACCGCCTTCGCGGGGACGACGAGCATGTTGTTGTAGAGCTTGCGGCCATCCGCGATCAGGACCGCGCCGACCACTATCTGTTCGTTGTGGATCGGCTTGTCGGCGGCCAGGACATCGACGCCGATCGTTCGGATGTTGCCGACAAACAGCGACGCCCCCGCATCCACGACGCCGATCACACGCTGACCGTTGAACATGAGCGTGCCGTCCGCGACGAGGCGGACGCCGAGAACTCGCTGTTCATTGTAGATTGCGGCCATCACCACCACCGCGCAGAAGAAGGAAGGAGGGCGCGAGCGCCCTCCCGTTTAATCGTCAACCGCCTAGGGCGCTCCAGGCGCTTCCCAATCGGGCCGGATAGCGCCGATGGCCTTCTGCGCTTCCGCCACTGTTTGCGGCGCAGGGGCATCGGCGAACGGAGCGGGCTTGTTCGCCTCGACATGGGCCGCGATGATGTTGTCCGCGGTCGCCAGATCGTTGACGGCCTCGCCCGTGATCTGCTTCGCAAGTGCCTTGCGCTTGGAGTGGTGCAGGCTTGACCAGTCGGCGGGGATAACGATGATCTTGCTATCTTCCGGCTTGCCCGCACCGGCAGAGTTCGAGGTCGAAGCCCCACCCTCGCCGGCCGGCTTCGATCCGCCGACCGAACCGTTGCCGTCATGATCGCCCTTGCCGCCGAATGCCGAGGCCGGATCGAGTTTCGCCCACAACGGACGACGCTCCTTGTCGGCCCAGAGTTCATCGGGGACGTTGAACGCCTCGCCGATATCGCGGATGACGCCGCCGAAGTAGCCCTTTGAGGTCGCGATGACCCTCGCCATGATTTCAATTCCTCTCTAGTGGAAACGTCAGGAAACGCGCCGGTTAAGCCGGCGCGCTCTGATTGCCCATGGTGACGCCGGCCACGATCTTGCCGGCCGTCATCGGCCCGGTGCCAACCGTGTAGTTCACGCGCAAAAATTCCTCATTGGTGCCGCGCGGGATGAATTCCGGGATGATGACGTAACCCGGAACGAGCGCCGCCTTAGGAATGGCGGGCGAGGTCCAAACGACCTGGGGCGAAGCAAAGCCCGCGTTGTCGTCGGTCTCCAGGGTCACGGTCAGCGTGGCAGCGCCGGCCGCCGCGAACGCTTCCACCACCTGGATCAGAAGCGGGATCGGCTTGCCTTTGCCGATGTCGCGGACAACACCGGCCACTTTTGGACCGAGGCCAATGACGTTGGTGGACGGCGCGCTGATGGTGATCGCCTGCGCGTCCGAAAGCAAAGTCTGACGATCGAAGATCATGGTAAGTGCCTTTTGGTTCGGCCTTCCGGCCAGCTACGGGAGAAGCGGCCCGCCGAAGCGGGCCGAGCCGAAATCAGATGGCGACGGCCGGAACCAGCGCTTCGTTGTTCAGGATCGCGTCAGTCTCACGGATCGGGATGCCGCGATAAGTCTTGACCTCTTTGCCCTCGACCTGGGCTTGGCCGAGCCCCGTATAGTTCGGGTTCGCCGCAAGCAGAGCGCGGTCGCTGGACTGCGCGTCAAGAATTTCGAGCACTTCGCGGTTCATGTAGATCGCGATGCGGCTGGAGATCGCGTCGCGCCGACGCGACTGGAGGCGGTAATACCCCTTGCGGAGCAGTGCCCACAGATCAACGCTGCCGGCGCGCATGGCAGGAACATCGATGTTCGCGATGCGTGCGTTGTAACGCCAGTCCTTGCAGAACAAGCCGATGTGCCAATTGAACATCGTTTCCTTGACGTAGTACGGATTGCCGTTCGCATCGAGAACGCGCTGCTCGCCCTTGTCCTGGATGGTCACGCCGGCCTTCATGCCCTTCGGATAGAGCAACGAGGTCGCGTGATCTCCCCAGGTCACGAACCAGATCGAGGTGTTGTTCGCGCCAGCGCCGCCGCCGGGGATCACCTGATTGGCGATGTTCGGCTTGGCCGGGTCCCAAGGGTTCGAGTTGTACGCGCTGAAACGAGCGGACAGGCCCTTGAACTTCTCGGGCGTAGTCGCCGTGTCGTGGTAGAAAATGCCGGTCGCCATTTCCTGGTTCATCGCTTCCAGGTACGGCGCAGCATCGACAAGGCGCTGCTTGGCGGGATCGGGAGCGAGCGCAAGCAGGCGCGTATCGACGCCCGACATGGCCTCCAGGAAACCAGTCGTGTCATCGACCTGTTGCATGGTCGCCTTGGATTGCGGCACGCCCTGATAGAGACGGCCCCATGCCACGGTCGGCATGCCGGTGCGGATCATGTGCCGGTGAACGGCATCCATGTTGCACTGAGTTGCGATTGCGTCGTCCAGAACGGGATTCTGCCTGTTCAGGATTTCGATAACGGTCCCTTCCGCCGAGCCCTTATAGGCGTCGATCATGGTGGGGTAGGATTGGCCGATAGTGGGCATAGTTCATCAACCTTTCGGTACGTCGTTCGGAAAGAGCATGTGCGCCGCTTCGGCGGCTTTGCCCGCCCCCTCAGCGCCACCTACGGCCGGATTGTCCTCTTTGATCATGGCCCCGACCTTCGCCATGAAACGGATAAGCTCCGGATGGTTGCCGCCACCAGTCGCCTCCAAATATTCCTTGAGGGCTGGCGTCCCGAGCGAGTTGACGGCGCGCGTTGCGTCCTTGACCGTGCCGTCCCATTTGGTCCCGCCGATCTCCTTGTCCGCCTTGGCTTCATCGGCCCAGCCAGACACGCGTTCGCCCCACGCTTTGCCCTGATCGCTCGCGCGCTGTTGCTGGATGCCGATGAACTTGTCCGCGAGCTTCTGAGCCTGCTTGTTCGTCAGGCCGAGTTCCTTGAACTCCGGGCCGAGCGCATCGACCATCGCCTGATCGACCTGGACGCCTTCGGGCATGGCGAGCGTGTACTTGCCATCAGCCGGGACGACATCGGCGGGATCGGCGGCGGCCGGCTTGGTTTTGTCGTGCTCTACCTTCGCGGCGGCATTCTCAGCGTCGGTTTTCTTCGGATCGGCGACGTACTCTTTCCAGTCCTTCCCCTTGTCACCTTCACCACCGGCAGGCGGATCGGTTTCGGCTTTTTCGCCTTTCTTGCCATCGTCGCCACCCTCTTTCGGAAACAGCACACTCGCGGCGGGATCGGCGGCAGGCTTGGCCGGATCAGCGGCCGGCGTCGCGGCCGGCTTCACATCGCCGCCACCACCACCCGAGCCGCCTTCCGCATTGAACACGGCGACAGAGCGCAGATACCGATTGAGATTACCCCTCAAGATCATCGTCGTTTTCCTTCTGCTTGTTCTCCGCGACCGCCTTGGCCGCCGAGCGATCCACTTCCCTGATCCAGGCGATATCCATCAACAGAGCCGGATAAAGCTGCGGATCAATCTCATCGAGCTTTGCGATGATCTTCCGCCCGCTTGCTTGCTGCCCGAGCGTGTAGTTCGTCGCGTTGTTCTCACCGCAATAGGCGTCGCGGTAGATCGCGCATTCCTCCAGAATCCAGTAGAGGACGCGCTTGCCCGCCTCATTCGACAGCACGCCGCGAAACGCCTTCGCCAATTCGGCGCGGGTGACTTCCTCATGCGGAGAGAGTTGTTCTTGCAAATCGCTCATCGCTGACCCTCCTCCGGTTCAGACGCGCACCACACGCCGAGCAGGCCGAACGCGACGGAATAGGCGTAAAGCGGCCACCACATCAGCATCAGCCAATCCCGATTTGCTGGAGGAGCGCTTGCCCGCCTGGGTTCTGGCCGGCGCTGGCAAGCACGCTGGCAGCATCCGCGCCATCCTTGATGGCGGGCGCAACGGTCGCCATCGTCGCGGCCTGCTCTGCCTGCTGTTGCTTCTTCGCGCGCGCCTCGCGGATTTTCTCCACCTTGTCATCCGGGACAATGATGGAGGGCGGCACGCCGAGCGCGTCACCGTACTGATCCGCCGCCTCGTCCGCGTCGAACTTGTCCAGGACATTGGGCTTCACCGCCGCAAGCTGGCCGACGAACCCGGAGAAGCGCTCGATCACGCCCGTGGCAACCGCCTTCTGTGCCTGCGCCAGGATCGAGATGTATTCGATCTTGATCGCATCGCTTCCGTTGCGCCGCTGAAATTCCTCCAGTTCGCGCGGCGGCGGCGGCAACTCGCGGCGACGGTTGAGGATGTTGAACGTGCGGTCGATCACCGGCTCAAGCTGGCCGTTGTACACGTTCTCCAGCACCGGCCCGAGCGCAAGAAGCTTTTCTTCCTTGCGCTCCGCGATCTCCATCACGTTGCGCGGCTGGATGCCTTCCATGTTTGAGAGCATCAGGAACAGATCGGCATAGAAAAACTGGTTCAAACGCTGTTGAACGTCGCGAATGTCCTCTTTCAGGTCGGACAGGCTAAGGCGGACATCCATCGCCGGCCGATAGCCCTTGCCCGTGGGATCATCGACATACGTGACCGATCCAGGCAGGAGCGATGCCGGGTTGTTGCGCATCGAGGTCGGACCTTGCATCGGCGGCCGAACGAGCTTGTCGATGCCTTCCAGCTTCCGCGTCTGCTCTTTCTGGAGCATGCTCACATCCCCGCGGGCGTCTTGCGCTGGCGACGTGGAATAGTGATCATCGCCGGCCAACTCCCACACCGGGCAGATGATCGGGTTGTCATCGAACCCGCTCTCCTCCAGGAGGCCGGTGTTGTCCGTCACCGCATCGAGCCAGTAGTTCGACAGGAACCGCTTGTTCCTCTTGTCGATCATGCCCGGCTCGCGCTGCAATCGCGGCTCGACAGCGTGCCAGACATCGAAAATCTGGCCGTACCTGCCGTTATCGTATGCCGTCTTGATCGAGTTGCTGACGCGCGCCACGGCCGCGTAGCCGAACCGCCCGACGATCCGCTGCACCGACCACCGGAACTGCCGGTACATCGTGGTCGCGCGGCCCTTCTCATCACGCGCGATCCAGAACCGTCCGTTCAGCAATTGCTGCTGCCGGATATAGCTCTCATCATCATCGACCAGGAGGCCGCAGGGCTGGCCGAACAACGCGAGATCGCCATATCCGGTATGGAACGAATTGTAGATGTTCGAGCCCGAAAACACCTCGCGCATGCGCTGCTCGACCGCGGCGAGGTATTGCTTCACTGGCGCGAAGTCTTTCAGGTCAGGATCAAACGTCGTCAGGCGGAACCACGGCCGCGCGGGCGACGTCAGGCCGGAATGCATTCCAGACTTGAGCGTCCGATAGGCGAACGTGCCGCTGCTATCGATGATCGCCTTGCGGCTAACCGATCGCTCATCGCGATTGGTCAAGCGCAGCCGCGTCGGGTCGATTAGTTCGGCCGTCGCGGACCATTCGCTTTCCCACGGCTGGCGAACGGGTTTCAGTTCCTCAAGCCGCCGCCGATGGTACTGGATTTGCGTTTCGTGACGCGGCGCGTTGACGGTCATCGGCCGATCCTGAAATTGTCAACTTCGCGATAGATCGCGACATCGCCGTTCACATCGTTGAGATTGGTAAGGACGAAAGCCCGACTGCCCCACGACACGGTTTGAGCCGCCTTCACCCGAGCCATCACGCCCGAATGAACCTCGTCTTTGCCGTCCTTATCGAGGAGCCGGAACTTCATCACTGACCAAGCAAGGTCTTTTGCGCGGTCGGCGCAGCCGTGCCCACGCCAGAGCCCGACGTCAGGATGGTTTTCGAGGCCGAACTGATCTTGTCGTTCGTCCTGCGGCTGACAGCCGATCGAACGGCCTCGCCGTCCGGTTGCCGCATCTGCTGCGTCTCAGGCGGCAAGTCAGGCTTTGGAATGTCGGGGACGAGGCACATGGGGCTTCACCATTCGCGGTCGCGTGGATTTTCCGACGCATATCCCGCGAATGGTTGCCGCCACCATCAGCCGGCGAGCACGTCGTAATCCGTCGCTGCCGTGCCGCTGCCGGCCGCGCCCTGCCCGTTGACGCCAGCCACGCCGAACCGCTGTTTCTTCGCCACCGGCTCCGCGAACGTCAGCATGAGCGCATCGCCCTTGTTCGGGCTTGGTAGCCCGCGATCCTTCATGTCCTCTTTGCTCTCAAGCTGGACCTTCCCGTCTAAACGCGGCACCGTCTCCGGGCCTATAATGTCCTGGTACAAATCCTCGTCCTTCGGATCGATCGCGCCGCCCGCCTTGATCCAGGTCTTGCCCGTGCCCCACATCTCCGCGCGCTTGTTGAGGTAGCCCGGATCAATCGGCTTGCCTGAGAACCAGATCAGCCGCCACGATCGGCCCATGACGCTGCCGGCCGAGACAATGCCCGTGCCATAGCCTGCATCCACGAACACCGCGTCCGCCTGGTGCTCATCCTCCAGCCGCGCGATCAGGTTTGCCACCTCGACATCGTTGTCATTGCGCGGAAGGCTGGCGAGGCTTTTGGAGTAGAGCCCTTGGCGCAGGAATATTTCGAGCTTGTCGTCGCCCGTCCAGGCAGGATCGACGCCGAGGATCACGGGCGCGAAAGCGTATTGCTCCTTGCGCAGATGCCGCGCACGGGCCTTGTCAACGTCATCGGCTGATATGAATTGCATGGCGCTCTGAGCAGGAAACTGCCCCCTCACACGGTATTTGACGACATCGCTGTCCTCGCCGTAGTCATCGACGAGCTTTTTCAGGTACTTTTTGTTGGTGCCCTCGACCGTACGGCTATCGATCTGGCGCTTGACCCATCGGTTTTTGAACCGTCGAAAGCACTCGCGGAACCGGCCGCTGTTGCGCGTCGGATTGCCGAAAACGATCCAGATGATGACCGTGTTTTCGTCCGTCATCGCGCCTTCCGCGACTTCCCAAACCTTGTCATGGATTTTCGACGCCTCATCGAACATCAGGACGATGATCTTGCCCTTGTTGTGCAGGCCGGCGAACGCCTCGGTGTTGTGCTCGCTCCAGGTCAGGAAATCCATGCGCCAGCTATCGCCGTGCTGCGGATCGCGAGACTTGATCGACATCGCCTGGACATCGAACCATGCAGCCGTCAGCGACATCTTGAACCACTTGCCGACCTCGGGCGCGGTCTTGGTGCGCAACTGCGGTTCAGTGTTAGCCGTCATCAGCACCTTGGCGTCGTCGAAACAGGACATGGCCCAATTGGCGAGCATGCCCATTTCCGCCGACTTGCCGATGCCGTGGCCGGACGCGACCGATATCTGCAACGGCTCATAGCGTGTTGCCGGGTTCGCGAGGTGATCGCGTATTGTCCGGTTGATATCGGATTGCCAGTCACGCGGGCCGCTGTATTCGGCAAGCGGGCCGTGGCCCCAATCCCACGCGAGGCGCGACCATGCGTCGGGATCGAACTGGCAGTCAGCGGCAAGCTCTATGATCTCCTCATTCGGATCAACCCCGTTGTTGTGGCCGATGCCCGGCTTGCGTTTAGTCGCCGCCTCAGCCATCGCGCGCAACGGCCACTGTGACGACATAGGCAACATCGTCCATCTCGAAACGCCACTGCGCCCTAGCGCCCGGAACGAGCGCATGCATAGGCCGGACGCGATCGGCCATGTCCGCGATCTTGAAACCGATCGCCGCCGCGTCATCCACGCTCAACAACGCGTCATCATCCTTGGCCATCACTTCCCGCCCCGCTTCGCCTTTGCCCGCGCGATCCGCTCCGCAAGCGCCTCGACGCCAGCGATAGCAACCTGATCCTGGAAGGCGTTGACGTTGACGTGCTTGCCGATCAGTTCGAGCCGGCGCACGCGATCACTGACCTTGATCTTGACCACGACATCGCCCGTGGCGTTGCCCTCGCTGTCCTTGACCTCAACGTGCTCGACACCGGCAACGAGGCCTTGCCGCCAGATTTTCGGCCAATCATGAACGGGCTTGATCGCGCCGTTCTCGGAATAGATGTCCGCAAGATCGGCGTCAGCTTCCAGCGCTAGGCGCTTCAGCACCCAGGCCGCGTCAATCTTGGTTTCTTCCGATCGAGCGGCGCGCGCAGCATCGATCGCGGCTTTGATGTGCGGCGTCGCCATCAGCTTCCCGATTTGATCGTTTGCCGTCTTGGCTGAATAGCCGGCGCGGATCGCGGCCTGAGTTGCATTCAGGTCGATCAGGTATTCCTCGACGAACCGGGATTGCTTTGGAGTGAGTTCCTTCATGGGCCGCAACGTGGTTTTACGTGGCCGCGAGCAATACCGTTGCGATGGTTGTTGCTCTGACCACAACACTGATTTGCGATGGAGTTTCCGAGTGGCAAAGGGGTTTCTAAGAGCGAGCAAACTTTTTTGAAATCGCTTCGGAGGCTGGTTATATACCCGGCTATAAGTTTAAACCGGGCTATACTTCCCCTAATTAAAAAGTTTTGTGTCCTCTTATAAACCCCTTTGCCACTGTTAGATTGTTGATTGATATGGGGAATTAGCGCCAAGGGGTTCATAAGACCAAATCTAGATACCAAAAATGTGGTTTGCGAGCGTATATAAGCCGGTCTATTATTTTCGGATTTTCGGAAAACAAATTTGTTCGTTATAAACCTCGTTGACACTGACCCGAAATGCTGTAGTGTTGCTGAATTCGCAACATGGAACTCCCCATGACCCCGACCGAAAAAGCCAAATCTCTCGCCGCCGAGCTAGTCCGCATCTGGGCCGAATGGGCCGGCCATGACGAGGAGGAGTCGGACAACGCGATGCGCGACGCGTGCAAGGAAGCTCGCACGCTGGACATGCATCAGGTCGAAGGCGTGATTGCCAGCCCGTTGAACTATTTCGTTCGCGCGTATCTCGACGACGAGAACCCGGAAGATTTGACCTACGACGAGATGATGGAAAGCATGAAGATCGGGCTTTCCCTGCTCGCGCCGAGCGACCAGACATGAGAGTTTTCATTGGTTGTGAGACATCCGGCATGGCTCGCAACGCGTTCGCCGCGCTGGGCCACGACGTTCTATCTTGCGACCTCCTACCGGCAGAGGACGGCAGCGATCGGCATATCATCGGCGACATATTCGCCACGCTTGACGCGCTCGCGCGACGCGGCTGGACGCCAGACCTTGGCATCCTTCACCCGACTTGCACCTTCCACACGCTTTCGGCCGCATGGGCCTTCAACGATCCGGACTATGACCGCTATCCCGGCGTCGGCTATCACCAGAAGGTGCAGCCGGGGACGCTCGTAGGCGCGGCGCGGCGCGAGGCTCGCGAGCTGGCCGAGGCCGACGTTGAGCGCATCAAGGCCCTTCCGTTCAAGAAAGCGATTGAAAACCCGCGCGGCACGATCCCGACGCGGACCAGCCTTGGCAATCCGATCGACGTGGTGCAGCCCAACGAATTCGGCCACGACGCCAGCAAGGAAACGTGCCTCTGGTTCTTTGATGAAAACGGAAACCCGATGCCGTCGATGGCCCTGCCGCGCGACCCTGCTAAGCGCGTCGTCGGGCGCATGGTCGAATGGCCGCGCGGATCGGGGATCATGGTAGAGCGCTGGGGCAATCAGACCGACAGCGGACAGAACAACCTTTCGCCAGATGGCGAGCGGTGGAAAGAACGCAGCCGGACTTTTCCGGGAATAAGCAACGCGATGGCTGCAACGTGGTGCAGCCTCGAAAGGTTGAATTCACCCCTCGCGGGCCTCATTGGCTCGCCTGTACTGTTGCGATTATCACAACGAAACAACAGGAGTGCAACACGTGCCCACAAAGATCAGGCTGCATTTAGCTTCTGACCGCCCCCACCCCATCCTCGCCGCGCTTTGGTCGGCCGTCGAATTCGTCGCTGACCTTGCCTCGCTTGGCCTGTTCATCGCCGCCATCGGTCTCATCGCCGGCATCGCCAGCGGGGCGATATGAGCCGCAGCCACGCGAAACTCACGCCGGCAGTGTTCGCAGCCCTGGAGGCCGCGATCGAGGACGGCGCAGCCAACGCCCGCATTCACGGCCGCGCCGCCCACGGCGGTTATGCCGCTACCCGCACTCTGCTTTTGCGTCACGGCTACATCAACCCGTTCAATGAGAAGATCACCGACGCCGGCCGCGCGGCGTTTGAAGCATGGAAGGAGAGACAGAAATGACCCGCCGCTACCGCTGGAACTATGCCGACGCCGCAACGAGCCGCGTTGGCTTGATGATTTGCACCGCCTGCCGCAAACCGATCGGGACCGGCCTGTTCCGCTATCGCGAGACGGACGACGCGTATCTGCCGCAGCACCAAGCTTGCTGCGAAGCCGATCCGAAATGGGCAGCGATCGACGCCGCATCCGAGGCGAAGCAGAAGCACACGCCGGCTCCGAGCGCTCTCGAACTTGCCGAGAATGTCGCGGCGAAGGCCATCGGGTTCATCCAAGCCGTTTGCAACGATGAGCCCGATTGGGATCAGAGCGCCCGCGATCTTAACGACGAAATCTATGCATTCCGTGGGGCCGTGATCGCCGAGACCAGGGAGCGCCAGCCGTGACCATGCCAGCCGCCCGCATCGCCCGCGTCCTCGACTACGAGACCACTGGCACGCCAGAGGACGCCGACGCCGAGATCATCGAGTTCGGCCGGGTCGACGTGTTCCTGCCGAGCCGCACGATCGTCAACCCTTGGACCTCGCTCGCTTGTCCACGCGGTCCTATCCCGGCAGTGACGAAGGCCGTTCACCACATCACCGAGGCGGACGTTGCCGACGCGCCGCAGGCCCGCGAGTTGTGGGATCAGTTCTATGAGGGATGCAGCCCGGTTGACATCCTGGTCGCGCACAACGCGAAGTTCGAGCAGCATTTCCACGATGGAGATGGCCGGCCGTGGATCGACACGTACAAGGTCGCGCGCGTTGTGTGGCCGGACGCGCCGACACACAGCAATCAGGGCTTGCGCTACTGGCTGGAGCTTCCGGTTGACCGCGAGAAGGCGTCACCGCCTCACCGCGCCCTGCCCGACGCTTATGTGACGGCGCATCTGTTCGTCCGGTTGCTCGCCGAGAAATCGATCGACGAGATGATCCACATCTCGAAATATCCGGCTTTGCTCAAGATCATGAACTTCGGCAAGCATAAGGGCATGACGTTCGAGGCCGCGCCGCTCGATTATCTGGAGTGGATCAGGGACAAGAGCGACATGGACGAGGATACGAAATTCACCGCGCGCTATTGGGCCGCGAAGCGAACGAGGGCGCCATGACCGTCACCGCCGCCCTAGCCCGCGACGAGGCGATTGCAGACGCCTTGCGCGCCGCTACCGCAGTGATCGGCGACGACCCGGCGACCGATCAGGCGCTCAAGATCATCGCCGCGATTAAACGCTTACGCGCCGCCGATCCGATCAAGGTCGCCGCCCTCTCCCGCGTCAACTACATGGCCCGGCTCCAGACAGAAGCGCAGGCCATGTGGACCGGCCACTATGGGCCGGACGCGGTCGGCCCCGAGCATGACGTCATTGCCGGTATCGATACGCCCATAGGCCGATTCCGGACCACGACATGGCGCACGCGCTGGCGCAGCGGCAAGATCGCATGGGCCAGCGAATACTATTTGAACGACGAGCCGATCACCGTTGAGGAGATCGAGGCGGCCGGCTTGGCGCAGCGACCCACGACCAGGAACCGGCAGAGGCGAGATCATGGGCGATCCTGAGCTAGCCGCACTGATGAGGCGCATGAAGGTCAAGGCCCCGATTGAGAAGATTTTACGCACCGACTGGCTTGCCACAGCGCTCAATCGAAAGAAGCTCGGCGAGGATATGTGCAAGCGGATCGTCGATCTGGCCTGTGGCCACAAGGCGGTCACGAGGAACGCCAGAACGTGCCCATGCTCCACCTGTCACGGCATGATCCTAAACGGAGATGACTACGAGGCATTTCGCAACCGGGGACAGTCATGACCCGCGCCCGACAATTCGAGATGTTCGCGAAGCCACCACGGCCCCACGTCTGGCGCATGCACGTTTGCGACGCCGGCAATGGCGAGGAAGGCAAGCCGATCTGCAAGATGCGATGCCGCAAATGCGGCCACGAATCCGGCTGGATCGAGTTTGACACCGTGACCGAGGCGAAACGCGGCTTGCCCTGCCCGACCTGTAACGGCATGATCGACGGATGCAAACCACCGTCCGCCTAATTAAGCACGAAGAGAGCTACGAGGTCCGGGTTTCGACCTTCATCTACTACGACGACAACGCCGGCCGCCGCTCGATCACGGGGCGGCTGTCCGAGAAGCAGGCCCTCGAACAGGCGAAGATGATCGCGCGAGCCGAGCGTGCCAAGGCTAGGCCGGGTCCGCGCTGAGGCGGATCGCCACAACAAAAATGTAGCTCCCCTGTTGACAGGGATATAAACGCGCCCTTAGTGTTGTGATATTCACAACGTCGCAACATACCGCAACAAGGACCGCAATATGGCCAAGAAATCTTCTCAGCCGAGCGTCGTCACCTCAATCAAGGGGTTCAATAGCGACCTTACTTGTCGCGGGTTTCAGTTCGAGGCCGGCAAGACATTCACAGTTTCCGGCAAGATCGAAGCCTGCGGCAACGGCTTCCACGCCTGCCCTATCGAGCAACACCCGCTTTCGGTTTTTGGCTACTACGCGCCGGCCGGCAATCGCTTCTTTGAAGTCGAGCAGAGCGGAGCGTCCGATATGGACGGCGACAAACTCGCATCGGCCTCGATTACGATTGGCGTCGAATTGTCGCTTGGCGATCTCGCAGCGCGCGCGGTGAAGTGGGTCTTTGATCGCGCAAACTGGAAAGACGGCTCCGTTGCGACCGCAGACAATGAAGGCGTAACGGCTTCCGGCGATCAGGGCGCGGCCACGGCTTCCGGCACTCGCGGCGCGGCCACGGCTTCCGGCGATCAGGGCGCGGCCACGGCTTCCGGGTATCAGGGCGCGGCCACGGCTTCCGGGTATCAGGGCGCGGCCACGGCTTCCGGGTATCAGGGCGCGGCCACGGCTTCCGGGTATCAGGGCGCGGCCACGGCTTCCGGGTATGCCGGCAAAGTCTCGGGCACCGATGGCAACGCTCTTTTCCTCGTTGAGCGCGACGACAGCTACAACATCGTCGCCGCATGGGCGGGCATAGTAGGACGCGACGGCATCAAGGCCGACACGTTCTACACCCTCCAGGACGGCAAGCCGATTGAGGTACTGTAATGGCACCTCACGATCCCGCCGACTACGCCCGCAATCACTGGCGCGAGTTCGAGACCAACGAGGAGCACGCCGAGCGCGTGACGGCGGCCGAGCAGACAGCCGGCCGCTACTTCGCCAGCGCCACCCAGCCGCAGCTTGCGGTCTACAACGAGACCATGGCGTTCCTGCGCGGTTTCAGCGGCCCGCGCTGGGACCGCCGCCGCGCCTTCGCGCAGGCGTTCTGGCACGAAAGCACGGCCCGCGAGCGCGCGCTGTTCGAGATCACCGCCGACGAGATCATGCGCGACGGTGAAGTGTCCGAGGCAACGTCCCTCGCATGGGACGTGCTGGCCGAGGCGACCCGCATCGCGCCAGCCCCGAGCGCCCTGCCCCTCATCGTCCCCGTCACCCACCCCGAAGCACAGGCATCCCCATGACAAAATTCGTTACCGTCGAAGGTCGCGCCCTCAAGCAGGCCATGAAGATCATCAGCGCCATCGTTGAGCGCCGCAACACCATCCCGATCCTGAATTACGCAATGCTCACCCACAGCGCGGCCGGGCTCAGGATCACGGGCACAGACCTGGACATCGAAGCGCACACCGACCTCGACGTGATCGACGGCAGCGGCGGCGAATGGTCCGCGTGCATCAGCGCCGCGACCCTCGCCGGCATCGCCCGCGTCGCCGGGGCCATGAACATCCGGATCGAGCGCGCGGACAACGACCTCAAGGCAACGATCACCCTTGGCGACGGCGCGGCTTTCTATGAGATCGAGACCCTGGCCGAGACCGATTTCCCCGGAATCGGCGGCGAGCGCGGCGACCTGATCGAGGCGTTCACCAACGGAATGTTCGCCGCCACGCTGGACAAGGTGCAATGGTGCGTCTCGACCGAAGAGACGCGGTATTACCTCAACGGGGTTTGCTGGCACATCACGCCGAAGGACCGGCGCTTTGTCGCCACGGACGGCCACCGCATGGCGATCTGCAAATACGCCAGCGAGGGAGGCGAGACCTCGACCCGCATCATCCCGCGCAAGACGGTCAGGATCATCACCGACCATCTCGCCGGCAAGGATGTGAAACTGTTCGCGGTCAACGAGCCGGGACGCCTGGACATCGTTGCGCCCGGCCTCACGATCCGGACTAAGCTGATCGATGGCACCTATCCAGATTATCAGCGCGTCATTCCGGGCAGGCATGATTTCACCTTCGACTTGAAGCGCGACGAGATCGTTGCGGCTATCGATCAGGCGACCGCGTTGGGAGGCGATCGCACGACCGCGATCAAATTCAGCAACGACAACGGCCGCACCGTGATCGAGCGCCGTAGTCCAGACTTCGGTAGCGCCCAGGTCAAGACCTCGACCGCTTGGCCGCTGGATCGCTCCACCAAGCAGGAGCCCCAGCCGTTCGCCTTCAACAGCCGGTATCTGCGCGAGGTCGCGAGCAACTGTCAGGGCGCAATCAGCCTACGCATGCTCGACCAGTCGTCGCCGTTCTCGATCCACGACGAGGACAAGACCATGACCCGCATCCTTATGCCGGTGCGCGCGTGATGCCGATCAGCGCCGAGAAAATGAGCCGCTATCCGGGCGGCTCGATCACGTCGAAAATTTGGAAGGCGTTCCGTGCCTTCCTGCTTTTCCGCGCGGCGAACCGTTGCGAGGGGACGCCGCAGTTCCCTCATTGCCGAGCGCGGAACGGCCAACCGCACCCCGAGACCGGCAGCATGGTTGTGCTGACGATCGCCCACATGGACCACGACGAGAGCCACGCCGACCCGGAGCGGTGCCGCGCGCTTTGCCAGCGATGTCACAACCGATGGGACGCCGGTCACCGTCGCAGGAACCAGACCGACACATGGCGCGGCAAGTATGCCGTCGCCGATTTCATATCGGAGCTTTGCAAATGACCCCGTTTGCATCCGTCGCTCTGTTCAACAGAGACGGCGCTGTCCGGTTCCGGCCGCCGCGCAAGGAGCCGTGCCAGGACAAGACGCAGGCGCGGAAATCCGCCTCGCGCTTCTGGCGCGGCAACATCATCGAGCCGGACGTGCTGACCAAGATCATCCTGGTCCAGCAGGCCGGCCGGCTGATCCAGATCGCCGAGCGCCCGACCGTGAACGGTCAAGACCGACCTTGGGTGGAATACCGGATCGACCACGCCGAGGCGATCAAGGCCCCGCACGTCGCGGCCTGCCTTGCCGAACTTGGCATAGACCCCGCATCGGCCCCGCCGCCGATGCCCGACACCCTTGAGATCAACGGCGTGATTTACAGGCGCGAGATATGACACCGGAAACCTGCCCATTGACCGCACTGGAAATCGATATCGTAAAGCAACTTGCCGATGGTGACACGGCCAAGGCCATAGCGAAGAAGGTAGATCGAACCGAGTTCTCGATCGCCATGCAGATCAAGATCATGCGGCGCGTCGTCGGCGCGAGAAACGCGCCGCACCTCACGGCCATCGCCCTGCGAAAAGGATGGATCGAATGACCGCCTGCGCCCACCACCAATTCAAATGCGACTGCAAGATCGCCCGGCTTGAGGACAGCGGTCGCTTTATGCTTGAGGTGACCGTCAAATGCATCGATTGCGGCAAGCCATTTCAATTCCTCGGCCTGAAACCGGGGCTGGATTTTGATGGCGCGAGAGTGAGCATTGACGGCCTCGAATTGAACGTTGGCATCTGCCCAGAAGGCGCGCGACCATCGCCGCTGCAAAACATGCTGCGCGGTTACGATGTGAACTTGGGCCAGAGCGGGAGCAACCAATGAACACCGCTTTCCTCCTCATGGCGCAGTACAACGGCGCGGCGATCGTCCCTCTCGAATTGGTCTGCAAGGACTATTTCAGCCACTTGACGCCGGTCGAGTTCGCGCGGAAGGCTACGAACGGCAGCATCGACCTCCCGGTTGTCCGGATCGAGGCCAGCCAGAAGGCGGCCAAGGGCATCCACATCAGCGACCTCGCCCGGTGGATCGACGCCAGGACCGAGGCGGCCCGGAAGGAATGCGACCAGCTACAGGGACGGCGATGATGAGGTGGGATGACTTACCGGCCAGCATAAGAGAGGCCGCCCAGGCCGCCTATAAAGAGCTGGCCGGCGACTGCGATTATGCGGATACGCACATCGGCGAGACTACCTATGCGTTCGCAAAGGCAATTCTTGCCGAACGTGAACGGTGCGCAAAGATCGCGGAGGGTTTCCGCGAGACGACGACCGAAGGGAGAGCCGAGCTTGCGGCGGCTATCCGAGGCGACCAGCTACAGGGGCGGCGATGAGCGACGTAGAGCAGAGGCTAGCGAAGCGCCTGGAGGATATGTTTATGGAGGCTGCGATGGGCGGCCCCGCCAAGAAACAGCCTCAGCGAGCCATACGACTGCGGGGAAACGGCTTTGAGACGGTCGAGCTAGACGACGCTGGCAACATCGTCGAGCCGCCTCCGCGGTGCTGCTACGGTGCCGTTCTGCACGCTCCAAACTGCAAGTTTTGGGGCGTCGCCACTTAGACCCTAAGATCACAAAAGGATCACATCAAAACGCGAAGCCCGGCTAACTACCTAGCTGGGCTTATGTTTTTTCGTCAGTCCGTAGTGTCCATCATCGG